TTTCTCTAGGACTTAATTTGTTCCATTTAGTATTATAATATAATGCAGGATCTCCTTGCACTATTTGAAGCATATTAGCATTAAAAATAAAGTTATTTATTTCTAAGTCTGCTGCTGCAAATGCTGCCAAGTTTAGTCCTTTATAACTACTTGTGTGTTCTTTTACATATGATAAATTAAATTGATGTTCTAATTTACCTTTTGAATCTAGTTTAGTTGTTCCATCATTTTGCCATTGAGTTATAGTATTATTTACAACATCTACTATATTATTCATAGCACTATCAATAAGAGCCTCTAATTGTTTACCCACTAAAAAAGTAGTATCTACCACACCATCTTTCCAAATAATATCATTTAGTTCTGGAAATAGATAGAAATATTGTGAGCCATAAAAATATTGTTCTCCAACATTTCTTTTATATTCTTCTAAAGTGCCATTCTCAGTATGCTCTTTAATCTTACCATATATTTCTCTGATACGAGCAGCTTCAGCTTTAACTATATTTCCTATTTCATTTCTAACTTGAAATGGTAAAGCCTCTTTAGTTATAGTACCATCTTTCTGAACACCTGAAGTTAATAGATTAAATTTAAATTTGGGGGCTTCAATAATAGGACTTCTAGTTTTATCTGACATTGTTAATCCTAAAAATTTAGCAGTACCTTCTTTATTAGGCTGTTGAAACAGCATCATAGATGTAAACTCTTGTTCTCTGTTAGACATCCTATCTCTAACTATACCATCTCTACCTTTAGCATTTTGTTTTAACCCATCAGTATCATTGTAATGGATTTTATGTCCTCTATTACTATCTTTTAACCAGAATGCATTTCTAGAAAAAGCTTGAGTTTTTAATTTATTTTTTAATTCTGTACCATTATTAAACTCCTTTAATCTACTTGTAAGAGGTATGTGGAAACTATAATCATATATAGTCTTGCCTTCTACATTTCTGTGTGAAGAAGAAAATAAAGTCTCTGAATGTTGTGCAGAAAGTTTTGCTAGAAACATTGCAGCACTTTCTTTATGCTTACCTTCAAAGGGATTATTTACTTCTATAGGTTCAGTTACTTCCTGTGAACTGTCTACTTCTTCTTTACTTGTAAGTGCGTGTACTAGTGCAGAAAATACTCCACTAGGTTTTCCATCTTCAGTCCAACTAAACTGGTTAATAAAAGTTCCTTTTCTTTTAAACTCATTGTTTAGTAATTTTGAATAGGCTGTAGTTTCAGTAAGTATTTTTAAAGCACTTGGAGGAATATCAATGGCTAATTCATAAAGAAGTTTATTAAGAAATTTAGTATGCTCTTCTTTAGATTTACCTTTTAATTCTAGCATCTCTTGTTTTAGAGCATTAGCTTTTTCTTTATTAATAACTTTCTCTCCTTTTTCATTCATTGTTGCTAAAGGGGAGTTTTTTATATTTTCAGCCCATTGTTCAATAACTCTAAAATGTGCAGAATTTCTATTTGAATTTATAATAGTAGTAGAATAGCCATTATTTTCTTTCTTCCAAAGTACCATTAAAAAATTTCCAGCATTTTTATTCATTACTGCTGTAAACTGGTTTTTTAATTGTGTTGTAGTATTTTCATCTTGTAGATACTCTATAACATGCTTCAAATATGCCTTAGAAGAATTATTATTAGCAGCAAGTTTCATTTGTTCCAAATAGCTACTTAACTTTCCTTCTTCAGGAGATAACATCATAGTTAACTCATCAAATGCAGTATCAAAAGGAATATAGCTTTCTAATCCTAGATAATTAGGTCTACTATCAGGTATCTTTGAAAGCATTAATTTAACATTAATGCTTGCTGTATTTTTAGGATTAATTTGAAAAGTTTCTATTGAATAGTTCTTTTCATTTTGATGGTCATTTTCATTAACAGATAACTCATTTTCTTCTACATCTACATCTTCAAGTAAAAAATTATTTTCTTCTCTTAGAACATCTTTTCTAACTTCAATTCCTAAAGCTTTTAAATCTTGTATAGTCTGCCCTCTAAATTGTTGCCATACTTCAGGTTTAGTAATTCTTTTTAAATCTTCAGCAACCATTTTAGCAAATCCTAAAGTCTTAATAAAAGTATTTTGTTTAGCAAATTCTTCTTCTGACATTTCAGATAATTCAATAATATCATCTCTAAGGATTTCAAAATCTTCCAAAGCATTAGCAAAAGCTTTATTAACAGACATCCTTTTACCTTGTGAAGCAGTTTCTAATAAATCTGAGTATACAAGATATTTAATATTACCTACAATTTGTCTCTGTCTTTCTGCACCAAACACATAATCTCCATCACTAACTAATAGTGAAGTAGCATTAAGCTTTATTTCCTCTCTTTTAAGTTCACTGATAGCATCATCACTAGTGGATTGGGGAATTTGCGCATATTTATCAAACATTAAAATTCTGCGTTTACCATCACTAGTTTTACGTAGCATAAATCCATATCTAAAACTTCTATTTAAAGACTCTAGCTGCCTTTCAGCATCTGCTATATCTTCTTCAGTTTTAAATGGTAGAGTTCTTATTGTACCTTTTTTAGTAAGTAATTTATATTTTGCATATAACTCTTTACTATCATTAAGAGTTAAAAATACAGGAGCAGATAGCTCAGACATAGACATGTCTTCACCTTCATTATATATACCTTCCTCAGGTTTAGCTGCGGTAACACTATTAACATCTACTTCATCAGTAATACCTGCTAAATTTTCAGCACGTTGCTTTAATCTACTTACTTTTTTATTCTTAGGTTTTGTAGTTGTAGTTTCATCTGTGCCTATAGGAATAACTTCTATACTTCCTTCTAAGTTAATAGTAGGCTGAACTACTGTAACATAATTATCATCTGTTACTTTTACTTCTATAATATCTGTTGTTGCTCTATCAAGTAAATAGCCATTGAAAGTGCCATCATTGTTAAGGTCTAGTATCCCTTCTCCAGCTTCATTAGTTTTTAGAGTAGGTATAACAAATTTATCTTCACTATTAATATTTTCACTTCTTACTGTAATCCTTTGTTGTTCAATATAGGGAAGTAAGTCTTTTAGTTGTTGTTCTAAACTTTTCTTAATATTTAAACTCACTCTATGAACTCTTTTACCTTTAAAATGCACATCTATCGTACTGTTCTTTATTGAAAATACAATTCTAGGTACATCTTTACTAGCATTTTTACCAGCATCTGAAGAAAAGAATATATACTGATGTAAAAAGTCTCTAAGTCCTTTTCTAGTACTTATATCTTTACCTGTGGTTTTACTCACATTATTTATAACTTCTGTATTACCTAAAGCAACTTGAGTAATAATATAATGTAATCCTTTAGCAACTTCATTATCTAATTTAGGAATAGTTACTGCAGTGGGTATAAACATATCCTTAACAGCACTTGGTAACATTAAGATAACAGCCCCTTTATTCCTACTATCTTTTAATTTCTCTATATCATTAGTAGCAATGTTTTCTTCAGGAAAATGTGTATTTTCTCCAGTATTAAATTGTCCTGTAAATACTACAATTGGTTTAAAATCATCTTTATACTTCTTAGACTTTAATGTATTAGGCAGTGCCTCGTTAACAGGTTGTTTTACTCTAACCCATTTACCTTCAGAAGTTTTTACCCTTTCAGTAGTTTTAGTAAGATGCCCATGACCTTTATTAACTTTAAAGCTGTGTACTTTACTTGTACCCGCATCAAATATAGCCTGTCTTATTTTCTTTAAATTCTCTATCTGCTTCTCTGCATTTAACCCATCTTCATTAGCAATATTAAGATATTCTCCAGTATCAGTTTTAGCACTAACCCAATCTAGTGTAGGCAAATACCCAATAGTAACTTTATTTCCATTAATTAGTTTCTGTATTTTAATGGGTTTATTCATTACATCTAACTGAGCATAAGTTTTAGTGTCTGTTTGAACTTCTCCTTTAGCATTACGTATAGGTTTACCATCAGCATCATATCTTAATACTGGTCCATCATATTCTGTATCTAAACTAACTTCAACTTTATCTCCAGTCTGCAAAGTTTCCCAATCTGATAAACTTAGTGCTATAGGACTTACATCATAATCTACTGTGCCTCTTCTACCCTCTTTATCAACTATTACTGAATTACTTGCAGAGTAGTTAATACTTATTGCACTTTCTTTTCTAAATATATTATCAGGTGTACTAAATTCACCTTCAGCTTCTGCAGGAGTATCACCATCTTTATTAGTAGTTTCTTCATTGCTATCTAATACATCTGAAGTATTTTGTTCTGTGGGAGTTACTTTAGTTAATTCTGCTAATTCAGCATCATCTTTAAATATTACTTCAGCATTAAAAGAATTATTATTCTTATCACTAATTCTAACAGTTCCTGTTATTCTACCATCACTATTTCTTCCACGTATCTCTAAAAGTCTTACTTTAGACATATCTAAATCATAATCTGACTCTCCAAATGAAGCATCTAAATCTATAGTAGCTCCTGGTATGCTTGGGGCAAGAGGTAAAGATAACTCTGCAACATTATTTGTAAATTTTTGAGGGGTATCTGGTATAATATCTAAATTAAATTCTTCTCCTCTTTTTTCTCTTATTTTTAATAATCTATTTCTTTTTTCTGCAGTAGTTTCTTTAGAGATAAACTCTTCTTCTACAGTCTCTGCAAAATACTCTTCTGCAGGAGTGCCATTAGTTAGTATACCCTCTCTTTCTTCTCTAGACAGCTCATCTATCTGAGAATCTTTATATCCCATAGTATTTAACTGCTGTCTTGCTTCAGGATTAACATCTGTAGCAATTTTAGTACCTTCAGGCTTAGTAGCTTCTTCTTTATTTTTCTTGCTATCTCTTAGTTTTTCTGCTTCTTCTGTAGCCTTAGTAGTTTCTTTGTCTTTATCATTCTGTATAAATTCTTCTACAGGTTTAGTTATTTTTTCTTTAGCCTTTGCTGCTTCTTTCTTTATATTTTTAGGATCAACTTTTTCAGACAACTCTTCTGTAAGAGTTTCATTCATTTTACTAAGGTATTGTTTCCTACCTATGTTATAAACTATTCTTGGATCTACTAAGTTTAAATCTGTTAACTTTGGAAATGCAAACTCTACACCAGCTTCTGCTGCTTCTTCTCTTGCTTTCTCTATAACTCTACTTTGTTCATTAGATGTTTCTTGTAATTTACTAAGAACTTTCTCAATTCTTGCTTTTGCTTCAGGTGTTAACTTTTCTTCTTTAAGAGTTCTATTCATTTCATTGATAGCCCTATCTACAGCAAATTTATTTAACATTGCTACATTCTGAGGATTAATTCCTCTTTGCATCATAAATAAATCTTTACTTGATAGTTTAGAGTATTGTGCCTCTAGTTCTTGAATTTCATTAAAGTTATCAAGTATGGTAGCATCAAGAGCCATTCTATCTTGTACCATTACTTGTTTAACACCTTCATCTATATTTTGCTCATATAAATTTGTGTAATGTTTTTTATACAAATTTTCTGCAAGTAATGCAGATTCTTTTACCCTATCAATAACTTCTTTAACATCTGATTCTTCCCCAAAACCTAAGTCTTGTAATTCTTTAACAAGTTCAGGTTTATTTAGCCACTTCTCTACATATTCCATATTACCTGCTAGAGAGCCTCTTAATCCTATTTCATGCCCCATAGCATCAGCTTGTTCTAAAATAGAAGATTTTTTATCTTCTTTGGACATATTAGGATTATTAACAATGTCACCAATTACAGCAGCATGGGATTTTAATGTTTCAGTTCTACTTTGTATTTCAGCAAGTTTTCTTTGTTCTACTTTAGAACTTTCTCCCATTCCTACTGCATCACCTATCATTCTAAATCCTACACCACCAATAGCACCAAATATAAATGAATCCCAAAATTCATCTTCTTTAGCATATTTACTTCCAACTCTAGTAGCCAAATCACTACCATCATCTTCTTGTAATCCAGCTAATATTTTACCGTGTCTTTCTCCTTCTTGTGCTGATATATAGTTAACCTGCTCCTCAATACCTTCAGTCATTTCAATCAAACCTACTTTACTAGTATTAAGCATTCTTTGTCCTATATTACCATACCAAGTTTTAGCTCCCATACCTTCTGCTGTAGCAACCTTACCCATTGCTTTTGTGCCTCTAGTAAGTTTAGATAAAGGCTTAGTTAAAGCTCCTAGTTGTGCAATATCAAAAATAAGATTACTGTAGTCTGCAATATAAGTAAGTTTAGCAGCTTCATCTGCATATTTAGTAATGGCTTTTTCTGCAATAATATCTTGATATTTTTTCCTTACAGCATCTAATGCTTCACTATTATCTACCATTTCTCCAGTTTCAGGATTAGGTAATTGTAAAGGAATAGATTGAATTTCTTGCTGCATTTCCTGATGTAAAGTTTGTAACTCTTCATCAGATAAACTATTTCTTAATTTTTCTATATCAATTTTGCCTTGTTGATATCCAGACATTCCTTCTTGAAGAAACTTATTTCTCACATCATTTGCTTCCATAGCTCCTTCAATATGTCTCATTCCAAAAGCACCTACTCCAGTTGTTAACATTTTTCCTGCAGTAGTTCCTAGTTTTAATCCTTTGGCAATAGCACTACCTACTTTAGTAAATGCCCAACCTGGGAGTAAAAATGAAGCAGCACTCGCAGCACTAGTTAATCCTTGAAACCAATATCCACTATCTGTAAATCTATCCCCCGTTTGATATATAGGAGTAGTTTCTGCAGCCCAATCTGATATTCCTTTACCTAAATCATAGATAGGATTATCCATAGACATATCTCCACCAATCATATCAGGTATAGCAAGTAAAGTACCCATACCTTGAATAGTTTGTCCTAATACTGAACCTACTACAGCTTGAGTAGTTGCAGCACCAAGTTGTTCATACCAAGGCTGCCCTTCAGCTCTTTCCCATTCAATATCTTTAAATAAAGGGTTAGCCGCAGATTCTTTAAAATACCTTCTTCCAAAATCTTTTTCTTTAAACTGAGATTGTTTTGGAGTTGAAGCACCTGTATAAGTTGATTCAAATTCAAGTTCTTCAATTACAGGCGCATTCATTTTAGGTTGTTCCAATGGAACTGATGATTCAAATATAATTTCTTTAGGCATAGTTTATTATTCTGTGGGTAATCCATTAATAACATCAAACATTAATGCTTTAGGCATAAAAGTTGCTTCATCTGAATTTTTTGTAAAGCTCATTACTTTTTTCCCATCTTCTCTAATTCTAACTTTTATATATCCTTTTGAAGTTTTTAACTTTTGTGTAGATGGATCTACAGGAGAAGCTTCCGCTGTTATTTTATATTTTTGAATGTTGTTTTCTAGTATTGGTGTATCAGGCATAGTAGGTTTTAGCTTGCCATCTTCTGAAATAGATATTGCTGAGGCATTTAAAGTCTCTAATAATTCAGGTTCTCCTAAAAATTCTAAGTAACTTCTTTTTTTCTTATATCCAGTATCCCATACAGCCATACTAAAAGTACCATCTGGATTTCTAACATTCCAAATTAGTTCTTCTCCTCCTAAATTACCTACACCAGAAATACTAAAAGGTTTTCTACTTCCATTTTTATTTGTGTATTCTTTATTTATATCAGATGAGGTTTCTCCTTTTAAATCCCCATCTAAAAATCTAAATTGTCCTGGAACAGAATAATCTTCTTCTATGTTTTTCTTCCAATAATTATATTTAGTTGCTGTTTTTTCTTCCATATTCATTAGATTAGGTTGATATAAACTTACATTAAAATCTGCATCCAATCCAAAATCTTTTATAAATTTTTCAGCATTATTTTGCAATGTTTCTGAATATTTATTTGCAGCATCATTTCTTTCTTTCTTCAATTTATCAAATTTATCAAATTGACTTATACTATTAGAAGTTTCTTTTTTTGCCCAACTCGCAGCAGAAGCTTTGGCAAAAGGATTATCACTAGTAGACATTATAGACTGTCCTGATTCTGATTTAGCCTCATTTTGTTTTGCTGTTTTTAAAGCTGAATAAGAAGAATATCCAACTTCTTTTGCTAAATCATCATCTGTTTTACTTCCAATATCCCATAATGTCTTTAATTCAGGTACATTATTCCTAATAGTTTTTTCTATAAAATTAGTTCTATACTGCTCATATGTAGCTCTGCCCTCGGTTAAATCTTGTACAGTAATACTTTCTCCTACTAAAGGAGAATTAGCTTGCTTACTTATAATTCTGTTTCTAGCATTAGGGCTATTATCATAAAAAGTATCCGTTGTATAAGCATCTTGGTTTGCTCCTAATCTACTTTCAAAGACTAGAGCATTAGAACCAGGTGTAGGAGAAGGTTCAACAGGATTAGGATTATATCCAGGTATACCTGTTTGTCCTTTTTCTGTTGATAATACAGTTTGTGCTTTGACTAAATCTTTTAAATAATCTTTAGCGAGTTCTCTATCCCCATTAAATTCTTCCTGTGCAAATGTAGAATTAGCCATAAAAGAGTCTACTAATTCAGGAGTATTATCTATATAAGCATCTACATCAGCATCCGACATTCCTCTAGTTTTTATAGATTCTGCCAGCCCCCCAAAAATACCTTCCATTTGTTTTAGATCTCCTTCTTTAATCATGCTCATTATTGGAGAACTTATATTCTTTTGTACCCATTCGTCATGTTTACCTCTTCCTCTTAAAGCTCTAAATTCAGGCATTGCAAACTTTCCTTCTAAGAAATCTGATTCTGGTAATTTATAGTAATCTTCAAAAGATAAGGTTCTTTCTACATAGTTTCCATTTTCATCTCTTACAATATCTCTAGGGGCATTACCACTATTTAATGCAGCTTGGTATTCTTTTTTAGCCTGTTGTTCTAATTCATAAGCTTGTTGTGCTTGCATAACAGGTTTTCTAGCAGAAGCTAATCTCTGAATTATCTCATTAGCAGCATTGCCATATTGTCCATCATACTTATCTTTTATAGTTTCTTTTAATTCTCCTAGTCTTCCTTCAACTATTTCATCTAATGCAGGGGCATTCCTATCTGAAACTTTAGCATTACTATATTCATCTAAATATCTAGCAATAGCACTTTGAGAAGTATCATATCTTTGCTGTGCACCTTCTAATATTTTAGAATAATCTTCATAAGCATTTGGATCACGCATACTAATATAAGGTACACTAGAAACTTGTGTTTGTTGTTGCATATTTGGATATCTAGGATACCCATAAGGTCTTCTTGCCATAATTATATTTATTAATCTAATATATTACCTGTATTAACTTCCTTCTTAACCAGCCTTCTTCTACCTGTTCGAGGATCTCTTTCCCATGCTAACTGTACATTGGGTTGAGACATTTGTAATTTAGCAGCATCTCCCCTAGACTGTAAGTAATCTTGCATTCCTAACATTGGAGCAGTCATAGCATTTGTTATATATTGATTCTTTAAGTTTCTTGATTGTGCCCCTATTTGTGAATTATACATTTGTTCCTGCATATCCATTTCAGCATTCATCTGATTAGCCTGTTGTCTATTTTGCATATTAGTTAATGCCTCTGTAGTACCTAGTTGAACTAATCCTTCATTTAAGTTTCTCTGAACTCCTATATTACCAGCGGTAGTACCTGCCATTAGTTGAGCCTGTGAAGCACCTGAGTTTGTTAATCCTCTTTTATTCATAGTTCTTGCTAAAGCAGCCTGTTCTCTTAATCTTTGTCTATCCTGTTCTAAACTAATCCTTTCAGCAACTTGTGGCGCAAAATTAAGTTTTGCTGGAGCATCTTTATCTACTCTTGAAGCTTGATAAAGATTACTTCCCATACTAACTAAAGAAGGTATTGCTGCTGCCCAAGGAGACATTCCTTCATAAGGTGTAGTTTCTGAAGAAGATGCTGGAATAGGAGCATTGAAATCTTTTGGTGTGTAATTAAAATCAGGTAGAACTGGTTTCTGCATGTAAGAACTTCTTAACTGTCCAGTGTTTAATCCTTCTAGTTGATTTCCCGCATTAAATAAATATTGTGAATAATTAGTTCCATCATACTTAGGTAATCCTCCACCTCTACTCATCATAGGTTGTTCAGATTCATTTAAACCCATTTTATCTCTAAGTTCTTCTTGTTTAGCTTTTAATTTCTCCATTTCCATATCATATCCTTTTGAAGAAATACTATCTCTTATCTTACCATCTTTCATTCTAAGCTTGTACTTCTTTTGAAGTTTTCTTGCTTCATCAGCAAAACCTAAGTCTTCTGAAAGTATGTAGTCATTAAATCCAACTTCTTTTTTTGAAACTAATGCTACAGGATTAATAGGATTAATATTGCCATTAGCATCTACAGGATCTCCCCCATCAGGCCCACTGTGAAACTGTCCAGTATAATTTCTAGTTACAGATCCACCTTTAGCTTTTTTTATGAGGTGTTTATACTTTGGATTTCTACCTATTACTTCAGAATTCTCTTCTATAAACTTACTGTAGTCTCTATCAGAAACAGTCTTACTATCATAATAAGCTTTTCCTGAATCATCAATTCTACGTATATCAAATGTATGGTATCTACCTGCAGGACTTTCCATTGTTGCAAATTCTTGATTAGTAATTTTATATTCCTGTAAAGTATCTAATTTTTTAGGATCTGGTTTAGGAATTTCATATGGAGGATTATTAGGTCTTTGATGAAATCCAAAAATTTGTGGGCTTGAAGTTGTACTATAAGTAAATTCTGGAACTCCTCCATTAGCCATTCTCTTTAGTCTACCACCTTGTTTCATAGTAGGCACAAATGATACAAGGGCATCTCCTACAGCAGTTTTATTTTTTTGATTCATTAAAGCTTGTTGATTAGCAGCATTTTTTTCTGCTTCTTCTTGCTCTTTATTTTGTATTGCTGTATTAGCAAAACCTCCTGCTGAAGAAGCTAACATCCCTGCCCCGGCTACTTGTCCACCAGGCACAAACATCATTGCAGTACCTGCAGCTCCTTGTATTAAATTACCAGCATTGTCTTTAAGCCAACTTCCAAAACCTAGTTGTTCTAAATCATCATAGGTAATATAATCTTTTCTTTTAGGAGTTCTATATCTTTTTGTTTTCATAAGTTGCTATATTTCAGTAAAATTAAAACATATATTTGAGAAATCCAAATTTTATCTAATAAAAGTTGGAATAAAATTAGTACTAATTCCATTAACTACAAACTTAACATCATCTCCATCTCTAAATCCAATTGTTGTAGGGCTAAAGGTCAACTCTAACTTTAGGTAGTTATCGTGCAATCTATCATTAGAATCTCCTCTAAGGTTATTATATCTCCAAGTACCAAATCTCCTTTTAGCATTAGCATGTAAAGATGTTTGAGTGCAAGTTTGATATAAAGTCTTAGCAACTAATCCATTAAAAGTATAAGAATGACTAGCATTAACATCATCTACATAAGTATATGTGTTTAAATCAATACTATCAAATCTATTCTTCATACCATTAGCAGGATTAACAACAAATTTTATTTCACTGGAATCTATAGTAGGCTGAGTTAGCTCAGTATTATAATAGTTTGAACTAGAATCATATGCCCCATAATTACCTTGATCTAATATAAGCATATTGCTATTAGTATAAATTCCTCTTGTAACACTATCTACACAATGAGTTAATCCATTTATAGTAAAGCCAAATTCAAAAGTTGTATCTAATGTAGAAGTAAAGTATCCTAGGTATTCATTAAATATTATTGTATCATCATCTATATTAATCCATAGTTCAGAATATTTAGGATTATACAACATTACTGCAGTAGAAAAATCTTTGTTAGCTGTATAAGACATTATCTTTTTAGTATCTGAAATAAACTGTACTCCTTGTGCAAGTACAGCTATTTTCTTATTGATACCATCAACATAATAAATTCCATTATTAGTTCCCACTATAGAATCATGGAATGCAGTACCTGAAGTGTTACTCAAATAATCATACCTACTTAAAACATCTCCAGTACCTATAGCAACACTTGATCCACTAGTTGTACTTACTTGTTCTCTTTCTTCTATAGGAAGTACTGAAATACCTTTAGGTTGGAAACATAGCAAAGTATTATTATGCGTGTAAAGTCTAGTTATTTCCCCATATGAACTATCAACATCTAAGAAATTAAAAGCTTTAACTGTTCCCCAATTATCCGAAACAGCTCCATCAATTTTTTTATCACTTCTATAAATACGGTTAGGAAATACATTAGTTTCTGAAAAATAATTAGGTTTTGCTATATAAGTTGTAGCATAGTTCAATGCAGAGAACACAGGGTTATAAGTATACATATTAAAATCCTGTTCAAAATATTTTCTGTCAGCATCTCCAGCAGGGTCATCTGCTAATAAATAACTTCCTGCAGTTTCCCACATAGCTAAATAGTCATATTCTGCTTGTGCTAGGTTTGCTGTAGCTTGTGTAAATAAGTTGTAGTAAAGAATAGTAGGACTAACTGTGTAGGTTAAGTTTATTTTACTCTCAACTAAACATCTAACTATTTGAGCATACTTATTACTATTATATTTATCTACTGTGTCTTCTTCATCTTTAGAACCTACATAATCATACCAGCCTACTCTTAAGTAGTCATACCAAGTAATGAAAGTATCTCCTCCCCAAGTATCTACATAAGAAGTTGTTGAATCTTGTATGGAAGTACATGGTATATATTCTGTAGCTTGAATAGCTCCATAAGTAAATCCTCCATAAGGTTTAATATGATTTCTTCTTAATGCATATGCTGGATAATTTAGATAGTCATTATCATCATTTTTAGTTAAATTAGTTACAAGGTTTAAGAGAAGAGTAGTTCCTTTAACTCCCCTGTTACCTTTAGCATACACTCCATCTATATTATATTGGTCAAGTTCATCATTATTATTACTCTCAGAATTTAATTTTATGGAACCAAACCTTCCTCCCATAATAACACTGTAATCATCATCATGTACACCACTGTACTTAAAACAGTCTATAGTTTTTATCTTTGTTACTATAGGAGTTTCTCCTGAATCATATGCTTGGGTTAAATATGTTAAAGATACATTATCATTATCATATGGAGTGCTTAGTCCTGTTCTTAACCAATCAGAAGTATTTGTTCCTTCATAACTATCAATCCTATTATAATTAGTAGATGCGATATTGTTGTAAGTAGTTTCTGGAGAAATATATTCCACAATATCTCGTTGAGGAGCACCAGTTAATGCTGATGAGTATAATTTAGGTCTAGAATAAAGATTTGAATCTTTAGTTGAGCTATAGCTATTATAGGTACCTCCAAAATAATACCCTATATTTGAATCACCTATTTGTAAATGTCCTATATATCCAGTATCAACAACTGTTTGATCTCCAGTATTTCTTGTTGCTCTAACTATTTGATAACCTGTAACACCTGTAGGTAAATTACTAACAGTGAATTTAATCCCTAAAATATTAATATACCCTGTACCTGAGTTATAAATAGGTTTTTCTTCAACACTTGGAAATCTTATATCTCCAATCCATTTAACAAATGTTCCTTCTCCATAGGTATTAAATAGCCTTATTCCAAATCTATATATTTCATCTCTTTGATATCCTATACTAATATAATCTGTAGGATTAAGATAAGGTTGATTACTATTTGCAGGATCTCCACCAGTTATTGTGTCTGTTATGAATTCATATGCTATGTTTAAACCTTCTCCTCCTAAAGTCTCACCATCAGATTGATATTTACAATCTTCTGCAGTTACTCTAGGAGTAGTGCTAGATGAAGTATTTCCAGTATAACTGTCATAATCTAGTACATTATATTTATTAGCACAATCGGCATCTTCATCTACATCATAATCTGAAACATCTGTTTCTGCATCAACACTGAAATCAGAAGCATCCCAAATAAGAGCTTCACCATCTGAATTAAATCTATATGCTCTAGCATCATAATCTACATCATAAGCACTTTCAGTTACATTACCAAAGAATAAATAATTATTTTTAGTCTCTATAGTTTGAGGAATAAGGTACATATTCATTGCTGTAAATTCTTCATAAGCAAGAGTACCTAAATTTAATGTCCCCATATCTTCTACATATACTTCTGAAACATTAAGTCCTTCATATATTATAGTAACTTCAGGTATTGAAGTTTGGGAAGTGTAGTATAAAGATACTACTCTTATATTAGAAAATTCTTCTTGGTGTGTACTAAGATTAGTATTTTGAGTTATCTTAATTTGTAACCCTTTTGACGTAGTAACTCCAGACTCTTCTCCTCTAAAAGTCCATCCTTTTTTATTACTAGTAGCATCAACAAAATCTTCAGATACCACTGGTATTGCTTGGCTTAATGAAGAATAAGAAGTTTGACCAGCATATTCATCAAATAGACAATATGCATATCTATATACTCCAGATTTTAAACTTCCTCCTGTTACAGATTCTAATTCAGGAGTTGAAAGTAAGCATCTTCTCACTAATGCAAATTCCCCTACAGCCATGCCATCTAATGTAGTATCATCTTCATCAATATTAATAACTCTTACAGGATTGTCTCCATCAGCCCAATATACTTTTCTAAGATTAGTTCTTTCATGTTTTGGTATTGCTATAACTCTATCACCAAAAGCAAATGCTTTATTTACAATTCTATAAGTTGTTGTTGCTGTTAAATCTATAATAGTTCCTGTATTTAAACTTGCAATTGGTATAACATGTATTTCCCCATTACCAACAAATAGAATTAAATTTTCATCTATTTCACATGCCCCTTTAATTTTAACAGTACCTACCTTATTTGGATAGGTAGTAAAAGTAAGTTCTAACCCTTTACCATTAGTAAGAGTAAGTGAAGACAGTTCTTCATCTACTATAAGTCTAAAATTATTAGCGCTGTAGTAGTTATCATTGGAATAGTTTACTGGATTAGTATCAGTATCTAGTCCTTTAAGGAATGTGTTATAGATTTCAGTTACCATATGTTAGATTCTTTTAAGTCCTTCTCCAGTATTCAAGTTCCTAAATCCTGTACTCCATTGATTAGGTTTAGGTCTTAGCCTCATTTGACTATTTTTAATACTTTCCATAGTATCTTCATCAGGCATTTTTATTCTATTTTGTGCAGAGCCTACAGCCCACTCAAGTTCATCTTTAATATATCCCCACTTTCTTTCACTCAATTTATCTTGTAGCATTAATCTAAATGCTATTTTCTCTGCTATAAAAAGAGTAACCATTCTAACTACTTTAGGGTCATCTGGAATTTTAGGAGTATTGTCTTCCCACATAGGAAATGCTCTATAAGCAACTTCTATAGTAACATCTGTTAATCCTGTAAAAATATAATATCCATTTATTTGATAAGTATATTTGGTGTCAATGTCTACATCTATTCTAGGAATAAACTCAAGAAATATTGTACTATCTTCAAGTTCATCTACAATATTATCTCCTACTTTAGTAGTTTCAATATTAATACTTTGTCCTTGAACAATAGCTTGACCTAATGAATTTGTAGTTTCTAGATTAGAACTATAATATCTATCAGTTGTAGGAATTAATGGCATCTTAGATGACTTCTCTCTGCAACCTATGAATTCATACATATCTACTGGAAGTAAAGCTCTATTATCTTCTATTTTTAATTCTTCAATAGAATTAACTAATATTTCAGGTCTTCCAAAGTAGCCTATACAATCCCATACCCATTCCTTTGCTTCGTCTATATAAACTTCTTCAAGAGCATAGTCTCTTCTAACTCTTTCAAGAATTTCATTAATGTGTGTGTATTTTCCATTAAACATAATTAATAGGTTTTATACCTTACTTTTTACGTAAGTAAACTTTTCGTAATAATGTAAAGCTTTGGTTTTTTTAATAAATTGTGCTACTTTAACTGACCATTTTCTAACTGGTTTAAAAGAGTAATGGCTATGACATTTAAAATTACATGAAGTCTTATCCCACATAATTTTTACATATTTTCCTGAACTATGATCATTAGTATAATAAACAATAGGTTTATCTTTTATAAGTTTAATTTCATCTGAGCTTTTGTTTGGATACATAGTTTCCCACAGTTTCTTTGATTCTCCCCAATTAGGAAGAGTTCTTAAATTACCATCTTTTCTAACTCTGATAACATCTCCAATTATATTAACTCCGATGGAACCAAATCTATTAGGCATATGAAATTCTAAATTATTATAAACAACTAGTTGCATTCTAAGATCTATAAAATCATCCCACACCTTTACAAACTTTGCATAATCTACAGCTCTATCTTTATACTTATTCTTATAATACTCATAGAAGTCTTTAGTTCTATAATCAGCAATTAATTTTCTATTTCCTCTTTTAAAATGCATTATTTTTGTGCTATATTAGTTAAATCATCTGTAGCATTATTTTCAGAATCTTCTAAAGGTGTAAGTACAAATCTAAAGTTATCTTTAACAATTATATCCATAATATCTCTTACTACACTTTCTGATACAGGATATTCAGTATCCCAATCATAATCATCTACATCGTTAGTACCTATAGTGCCCCAAGCATCCATAGGATTAACAAAAACTCCCTTAACATTAACATACTTTAATCCTAAATGTATTCCAGATTTAGAAATGAAGCATAGTTTATTTGTATCAAGATATGCATAAATATCATCATGGTTAAATTTCCCATTACCACTAACTAATGCTCTCTCCATACTAACTAAATTAATTTTAGGTTGTAATCTATCAGCACTAGATATTCTAGTAAATGTTCCTATACAACCTTTTCTATCAATGGTACTTGGAATATCTTTAACAGTTCTTAATATACTTCTATTTACATCAATGCTACTATAGCTAGAAGCATCAACTCTTTCAAGTTCTAAGTATCCTAAATCTTGTACATTGTGCTCATCAATAGACCTCATGTTTTCATCAAATCTCTGTTTAAGAATTTTAGCTCTAGTTTGTTGAATCCAAGCTGCAACTAATCTGACATCCAAAGAGTCAGTTACTTTATAAGTTGCCCTGTATAAATCAATTAATTCATATACTAATTGATTAAGAGTTTTTACTGCCATAATCTTTTTATCTCATTTACGTTAACAAGAATTCCTCCATGTACACTATTATCAAGAATATTGTACCTAAGAAATAAATCATACCTGTTACTATTGTTATACTTACTTATTACACTAAAGTTATTTTTTCCTAACTCTGTACCAACATAAAAATTATATTTTTTTACTACAGTGTTAGTAATAGTTTTTTCTGGTATTTTAAGTAGATAAGAATAATTTAAACTATCTATCTTATTCATAAATATCTGTTGATTTACTACAGCATATCCTAAAGTATCAAAAGATAAAGTATCACTGTATGAATTCCTACTATAATAACTGTACCACAATTTTCTATATCTTGCTATTAACTCTGCAGTATCTGCAGGAATTTCTATAGTGTCTTCTGGTAGTATTACTCCTTTTATAGTAGGTATTGCATCTAAATATACATTCTTAGTAATTATTCTAGTTCTATACTCTACTGTAGTAGTAACAACTTCCTGGGGAAAAAAATAAGTTATTAAGTAACCTATAATTACAGCAGCAAGAATTACCAATAGTAAAAACACTATATTACTTTTCATTATAAACTTCCTCCTTTAATATAAAGTTTTTCAATATTCCATATAGCTCTATAATGTGCTCTAGCAATTTCCATGTTCCAATTAAAAAGTAACATCTTCTTACACTCTTCTTCATTTGTATAAAATCCATTCTCTGTAAGTATCGCAGGCATGGTTGTATGCATTAGAATATAAAACTTTTCTTCTTTATCATTATCCCCATCTTGAATATCTTTACGCATTTTCCAACCTACATTTTTTAATTCTGTGTAGAAAATATCTGCTATAGGATCAGCCATTGTTTGCCCAACACTAGTAAACACTTCTATACCTTTAACTGTAGGTTTTGTAAAAGCATTTCCATGTATAGATACTAAATAGATTAAGTCATAGTTTTCTTTATAAGTTGAGTATATGTTATTAGCTCTTTTTACTCTTTCCTTTAAACTAATATCCTCATTTTCTGGAACAAGTATAACATATGATACTCCAAGTACTTTTAGGTAATCACTTATATACTTTACAAGTACTCTATTATAAGCCCATTCAAATAATTGGCTGCCATCATCCCATACAGGACTTCTCTTTCCTGGAGTATCTTTACCATGCCCATTATCTAAGATAACTAAAGTTTTACTATTAACCAGATGTTTGTTCATAATATTTTGAATCTAAAGTTAATCTACTTATCATTTTAAAAATAACAACAAGAGTATCTAAACCTATTAATACCCAAGTTTTAACATTATCAGGTATAGGCATTTTAAGAATAACACTATTATATAGGGGGAGAGTATATACCAAAGTATTTGCAATAAGGTTCCAGTTCCTATCTGTCTTTTTCTCCCAATTCTGGACACTAAACTTTTTCATAATAAAAATTTTTGGTTTATGCAAATATATAACAATTTATTTTATTATACAAATTTAGTTAACATTCCATAATAAGTGTTGTATTATCACTTACACATCCTGTACAAGGCTCACCTGTAGGATTATCTTCGCAGTATTGTAAACATACTTCCCAAAGCATTGCTGCACAATCTGAACTATAACTTCCAGAAGAAACTCCTGCTTGTCTTACATTAATTACTTGTGAGATTCCAGAACCAGTTATTGTAAGTTCCCCACTCCTAAATCCATCGGTTGTATACGCCTCACTAGTAGTAACAGTTACTGTTGTTGTACCAGCACTACCTGTAGTAGGAGAAATACTAAACCAACCTGTAGACTCACTAGATGTCCACGCTACATTAGATTCTACATCAAAGGTAGCAGTGCTACCATTGGTAGATCCTACTATAACTTCTGAAGGAACATTTATATAACTAGAACTTATTGTACTTGAAGATACTGCATATTCCATAACAACATCTGCTGTACTACTTCCAGGAAGTCTAGTAACTTTAACTATGTAAATAGTATCTGCTGATAAAGAGGTTAGTTGTGATGGTACCCATCTACCAGCAGGTATTTCATTACTACCAACATAGAAATCAACATCTGTGTGGGCATCTGCACTAGATATTATTAAAGTGCTCTCCCAAGCTCTGTTAGTCAAAGAACTTACTACTGGCTGTATGTTTATATCTACAGGTGCCCCTGAATTATCTATCATTATTCTATAAATAGTATCCTGATACACATTAACTGTAGTAGTGGCTAAAGTATTTGTTACTTCTTGAAAAGAGTATCTTCTACTAACGTCTTCCCAAACAGGAGTTGCCCCTGATCCTCTAGTATGTAAACTTTTTCCACCACACCCAACAGCTAAATTTTGCCAACTTCCAGGACTTCTTAACCCATTATAAACTAATAATTGGCCTGTACTAGGAGACATAGAGCTGTAAACATCTGTTAAATCTTTTATAGTTAAAGCATCTACATATGCCTTTATGCTTTGCTGGGTAGCAAGAGCCGTATCACTATCCGATGCTAATGTGTTTTCATCTAGTATTCTATCTATATTAGTAACTCCTGCCGTACTAAATCCCAATGTTGAATCTAAAGTGAGTGCTCCTGTAAATCTTCCTGTTCCGTTTACATCTAGTTTATAAGAGGGGGTGGTATCATTTATACCAACATTACCACTATCATCTATCCTAATTCTTTCACTCGTACCTGTATAAATTGCTAATTCATTATTTGTTCCAGCACTTTGAATATATCCAATTCCAGCACCTGTTGTTCCAACATATACATAATCATTCGAGCCAAATTTAGCACTACCTGCAACTTCTAATTTGTAAGATAGAGATGGAGATGCTATACCAATACCAACAGTACCATCAAATATTGCTGCATAATTATTTGTAGCACCTGTTGGTGTTGTTACATATAATCCATAAGCGTTAGTAGTTGCATATGTCCCGCTTGTTGATGTACTTACCTTTAATCCAATTACTGACGTTATGTTCGCAAAATCTTCATTTGCCTGTGTTACTATATCAGTCCCTACTACAGTTAAATTATTGGTATTAGGTTTAAGTAAACTTGTTAATGTATGATATGAATAATTTGAATTAGATGTATAAAGTGATCCTCCCAATTTCGCATAAGATGAACTTCTTAAATTCCCCGTAATATCTACTGTATATGATGGAGTTATCCCAATCCCTAACCTATTATTAGCATTATCCCAAAATAGATTGGCATTATCCTGTGAGTATACTCCACTTGCTCCTGCAAATATTACTGACCCTGCTGTGAATGCTGTGCTTGTTCCTGTACCTCCATCTTCTACAGGAATAGGAACTGCTTGTGCACTTAATAAACCTGCTGTTCCTTTTATATATCCTGCTAATGTTCCTACTGTTAAAGATGTTGAGAAGTACCCTGCTCCTGTTGTTTCAAAGGCATAACTTCCACTTGGTAATCCTTTTATTCCTACATTTCCAGAACTATCAACTATAACTCCACCTGAAGATGCTGGATAACTTCCATATTGATAATAATCTGAACCTCCATATTCAACATACCCTGCTATAAGTACATCATGTGTACTATCTACCAACCCATGTTCATCGTCTAAAAACTCATGTGATATTTGTAACTCTACATCACCTTCAGATATTATCTTTTCAGTAAATTTTGCATTATTACTGCTATCAAAATGAAGTCCTTCAGAATCACCATCATAACTTATATAGTTAGCACCTGTCTGAATATTATCTCCTAATATTATCTTATCTGCAAATGTTATTCCCGCATCTGTTGTAAACTCTGCTATGTCATCTATATGCAGTGTATCTCCTGTTCTTCCTGCTAGTAAAGGATATTGTAAATGGTCATCATTCGCTAATCCTGTTAAATTACTATGAGAACTAGGACTAGCTCCTTGTGCCAATTCAGTAACTATCCAATTTATATAATCATTTCCTGTATCTGTAGTCACAGTTTCAGCTTTAACTGCGTTACTTTTACCGTCACCTGTCTGATATATTACAGTAGCTAATGGAACCATTTCTGCAAAAGGTAATGAAAATAACAAATTTGAAATTTCCTGATTAGCTCCTTGTCTTGCAGCATTTGTAGTATTATACTCATTTTGTCCCATTATAATAATAATTCGTTCATTAGGATCATTACTATTTACAGCAAAAACATGGCATAATACGAAATCATTATTATCTACTTCCGTCCTTTGCCATACAGAACCAGTCCATTCATTATAAGAAAGTCTTGTTGTATTAGTACCATCTATAGTATCAACAGGAAATCCAGTTCTGTATCTTTTTCTTAAATTAGCTCCAGCACCTTCTAAATAATAAATTGGATAGTTCCATGTAGTCCATGCACTTGCAGAATCGTTACCAGAGAAGAATGATTTTAAATCCTCATCTGTTATTAATCCTTGACCAATACTAAATTGAGCATGAGCATCTAAATCACCTGATTGACCTGTATCAATATTGTCAAGAGCTAATCCTGAAAGATATTGAGCACCTCTTGTAAAGTGTAAATAAGCATGTGTTTCTGGAGACATAGATATACCATGTCTTTCATCACCAAAAAATACTTGTTCTTGATCTGTTTCATTCCAGTATATAAAAGCTACTAAACAACCTGTTCTTATTATAATATCTATTTCAGTATTTCCTGGATTAAATTCTGATGTTAATGTATCACCATCATAGTATATTAAATGTAATCCTTCGTTATCATCTATTTGTACAGAATCTGAAGAAGTCTTTTCATATTTAAGCCCTTCATCATAATAATGAAATGGGTATGAACTAGCAGATATAGTAAGTGTTCTTGTACCATTATCAAAAGATAATGTTGTATTAGTACGTTGTGATGGAGGGAATCCATTAGTATCTGTTACTTCTACAGTTAAAGCAGAAGATTTTGGATCTACTGTAATAGAACCATCAGTAGCATCTATTACTTTTACAGCACCTATTGGTATAATATATGAACCATCATCAGGTATATCATTAGTAAAAGTACCAGGAGTAGTTGCAGATAAATAAAGGATTCCTGTAAGCCCTGAAGTATCCAACCCTCCAACAGAGCCTACTCTTGTTACATACCCACTTTCTTCTACTCCTAGTTCTTGAGTAACTACTGCCACCATTCTTGATTTCTCAAATAGATGAGCATCTGCTAAGTCTATTGTATGTCGAGTTATCCCATCGGGGCATAGGAATGAGCCTGTAGGATAAACAACTGCTCCATTTGGAATTGTGTCTTCTGTATTATTGTAAACAGGAATTAATACTTCCTGACCCATATTGACAGTTACATCCTCTTTTTCATTATAATAAGAAAGGGCATTTTTACTTTTATCATAAAATAATACTCCTTCTTTATAATCTGGATTATCTTCATCTATAGGAAACTCAATGGCTCTATTAACTATTACATCTCCTGTATTTAACTGGTAAATATTTTCATCTTCATCTAGTTCCCAAAAATCATGCGCCCAGATAATTCCTTTTTCTATGGGTTGGATAATATCAGCAGCAGAACTATCTAACTTTCTAAGTTGTGCTTGAGTAAGAATAATTGCGCCATTTTTAGGTCTATAAATATAACCTACTCTACCTACATAAGGTCCAGCATTACCATAGTTTTCTGCCAATTCCCTTTCATTAACATCATAAACTTTATACTGAAATGGGGCAGTAGCACTTATTATCTCAGTAACTTCAAATACATAACCAGCAAAATCTATTAAATAATCTCCAATAGCACAAGTTTCTACTCCTGGGTCATTATAATCAATAGGTTCTACTGTAACAATATAGTAGAATGACGTAGTTGGTGGTTTACTCCAAGCTACAGGATTATAATACTCTGAACTAGTAACACGTACAGTCCATGCTACTTCTGGTAAATAGTCACTCATAATTTAAAATATAAGTTGTATATCTAATTTCTTGCCTGAAAATGCAGTAGAACAGTTTATATCTGTCAAAGTAAGAGCATTATACCCAGTACCATATGTATTAGTACAGGTTGTATATCCTATAGTCCCTTCAAGTTTAATAGTATCATCAGTATCCCCCTCAGAAACCCATATAGAAATAGACTTTAATTTTTTACCAAGACTATGCGTTATAAGTAAATCATTACCACTAGGATTAGTTACTGTCCATCCAGAAGGAACAACTACTCCTCCTGCCACATATAATCTTCCTCCTGCAGTAGTTGCTAAACTTGTACCAGGGGCTAAAGTAACTGTATATATAGTTCCCGCAATGGAAACTATCTTTTCTGCTGACCAAAGATTAGAATCTGTTGTAGATGAATCATCAAGGGGGGTATGCTCATCCGCTTCATAATTAAGTAGAGCATCGTGGTCTAATACAGAAGGATCCCAGTATAATACTCCTCCAGTAAATTCTAAAAAAGTTGTAAGTGTGGAACTTACACTAACACTAAAGCTATCTAGTTTAGCAGTAAATATATCAAAATTCTCTTTAGTTAAGTAACCATCTCTAGCAGTAGTAGCAGATTGAGTTGCTATAGTATGTTGTGCTTGAGTTAGGTGATAATATTGTCCACTAGTTCCTCCTTGTTTACCTGTTGTATCAGCATGGACAATAGTTATTGCACTTATAGCATCTGATACATCAGTATCTGTAGCATAATCTGTTAAAGCTGCAGATATAGCATCATCTACGTATTTTTTATGTGGAATTTGGAAATTAGTAGTAATAGATTTTTCATCGTTGTAAGAAATAGTACCACTAAATACTCCTCCACTTGCTTTAGATACATAATCTGTAAGAGTAGCAGGAATTTGTTCTCCTACATAAGATATAATTTTACTGGCTGACCATACATAAGCTGTAGTAGTTTTAGTATCATCTTTAGGTATATGCTCTTCAGGTAAAAAATTACTTAAGGAGTCATGGTCTATTTCACTATCATTAGTACTAATAGTACTACCTGTAACAGATATTCCTGTACCAGCTGTAACACTAGAGAGTTTGTTATTAAAGGTGTTCCAATCTGTAGTACTCAATATTCCTGATACAGCAGCTGTAGCAAATCTTGAGGCATTAGCATACCAAGTAGCATTTAAGTGATAATATTGGTCAGTTTGCCCTCCTTGATGATCTGTTAAATCATTGTGTTTTTTTACAGCCAAATCTGCTAAATCTGCTGATTCAAACAGGGTAGTGAATAAAGTTGTAAATGCCCCAGAAGATACGGCAGTAGCTATGGCATTTTCAACCCAAGATTTATAAGTAAAGTTATAATCTCCTGATAAAGTTTTAGCATTATTATAACTAACTAATCCACTAAAAGTACCTCCTGTTGAAGCTGATACATAATCAGTAATAGTAGTTCCTCCTCCTGTTGCTGGTACTACAAAACTAGGAGAACCATCACTAGCCCCTATAGAATCAGGGTCTATTGATAATGGACTATCAGTTGTGTAAGTACTTCCAGTACTAAAGTCTGGCGAGTAATCTTTATCTAGAGCCATAGTATAGTTTATATGTATCCAGTAATTTATCTGCTTCTGCTATAATAATGAGTATATCATCCTCATCAATTTCTGCATCTTCTAATTCATCAGAAGGTATATCAGCATAGTAATCTAATATCTGTAGGAATATATCCACAGCCTCAAGAAGTTCTCTAAGTCTGTTTACTGTAGTAAAACTTCCTATTCTTACTTTATTAATATAAACACCATTTACAATTAAGTAATTGTATTTCAATGTAGATATTACTGTTGCTAATTCTTCTGCTGTCATTATTCAAGTAGGTCTTGTAATAGTTCTAAATTCTCTGAAAAAGCTGTAGGGCTTCCAATTTCTGCTGCATAGCCCATGTTATTTAGTAGCCTCATTTGCTCTAATATAGCACTTTTCTCTTTAGTATCTAAGTAAAGTCTATAATTTAAAGCATTAGCAAATACTTCTCCTGCTGCTATTTCCATGAAAGCTTTTACTAATTCTTCAGCATCTAAATCGTTAGTAGTAACATTAAAAGTAAATACTCCATCAACCCATGTAGTATTATCATATCCTACATCACTAGGTTCTAAGGAAAGTCCTGTAGCCAAATCTTCAATTTGTGCTCCTGATAGACTTAGAGTTTGAGTTTCAGTATCATCCATACTATCAGATTGAACTGTAATTACATAGGTAGTAGTTATAGTTCTAGTATCTGTAATAGTTATAGTTGATCCATCTACTGCTTGACTTATTGTAAAGTTTGCCATAATATTAGAATAAAGCTATTAATTTTAAAAGAGGTTCTAGTCCAAATGCTGCTAATAAAACTATAACTAATGTTATCCAAGCAGTTAAGGCTAATGTTCCTTTAATGGGATTAGTAAATACAGCCCGTAAAAATCTAGTTTCTAAAGCATATCTTTTTAATTCACTTTTGTAAGTATTGATAGGGCAGTTCCTGTATTTTTCTTCAAGTATAGTTATTTTTCCTTTAACTACATCAATATTTTTCAGGGCTAACTCATGGTTTAACTCTGCTTTATTGATAGATTCTCTAAGAAGAGTTTTTATTTCAAGCAGTTCTTTTTCCACAGTATTAAATCTTAAATTAATGTTACTTTCTTGTAATTCTTCTACCTTCTTAGTAAGGTCTGCCTCTTTTCCTTCCATTGTTCTTTGTATAAAATGTTAATATTTATTTTATTAAAATAAAACTATATATAGTAATGATTGATATTATCTCCAACCATAATATTTTTCTTTTTATCTTTCTAGTTAACAAAGTAAAACTTGCTATAATGCCTAAAGCAATTAACCCATACCAAAACTTTTCATAAGCTATAACACCACATCCTCCTAATATTATAAATAAAGCACCTAGGTAATGAATAGGTTTCTGCCACTCATCAAATTTAGGAGCAAGTCCTACTACTATAAATCCAAATGTAGGAAATAATACTATAGGATTTTCTTTAACTAATCCTATAAATAAGAGTATTCCTACTGAAATACACCACACAGTAAACCAATTTCCTACTTCTTTATAACTTGCGCTAAAACTGTCCTGTAATCCAAAACAACTTACTACTATAATAGCATAAATTATTATCAAAAGTAAAGATGCTTCCGTCCACATAATCATTCCTCAATTATTGCTCCATGCTTTACTGCTAGCTCTGCATGAATAGGGTAAATAAATTCTAAGTACACCTGCTTTGGAAGTATATTCTCAACATCATAACCTTCAGTAAAACCTTCTTCAAAGGCTGCCTCTGTTATACCATTAGCATTACAATACTGCATTAACGCTATAACCTCAGGATGACTACTCTCTTGCCAATCCTTAAATACATCAATAGGTACTAATACTCTAACAGGTTTATCCTGTGCTTTCTTAGCAATTAGTTTAGCATATCCTTCTGTAAACTCTGTATGATTATGAAACAGGTGTAGCACACTCTGTTCTATCTGCATCTCGTAGTATGTTCTAACTAGAATATCATTACCTTCTTCATCCTGTTCATATATTTCCACAGGTTCAGGTTCAAAACTCGCATAGGTTACTGTACCCCTATCATCAGGATAGCCTAGTAACTGATTAATCTCAACTAGCTTGTCTAGGTAGGATTCTATTGTATTGAATATTGCTTTATTCATAGTTAGTCTTTTAGTAGTCTGATTGAAAAACCATATATTTTTTCGACATTATTCACTTCACAACTTGCTTGGTCATAAAAAACTCTGGAATAATATCCATTACTTGCATTATATTGTTCAGATGCCCAAATATATGCTCTTTGATTTAGTAATGAGTAATTCCCATTTAATAGCCTAACTCCCGCTCCTAATGCTGTAAATCCACTGGCATTATCTGCCCCTGTATTTGGAGTAGTCCAAAATGTAGTACCTGCTAACTTCATTTTGCCCCCTGCAACAGAATCTCCTCCTAATGATGTTGATAATGTTTCAACTTCCGTTTTTGAAGGTATATGATACCCAAACGTATTAGTAGGATTAGCAGTATTCCAAGCATCAATATCATCCTGTAATTGCTTTACAGCATACCAGTTATATAACTTACCATATATTGCACCAGTAGCAGGGTCATTATTATAGTAACACCATGCAGGAGTAGATAATCCCGCCCAAGTCGTTCCATCAGTTACATTAGGAATCAGCGTTCCATTCGCCCCACAAACTCCATTAAAGTCACTTGTTGTCCAGTACTGGCTACCGATTTGCACTGTTTCAAACTTGGCAAACTTAGTCCTAAGTAAAGCATGGTAAGAGCTAATAAGTGAGGTTAACGCATAGTGCATCACCTCGATATGGTGACACCTCCCAAAGAACTCACGGCTGGCTGTGCTGAATGCCTTTAAAAATCTATCAAAAGTTACACCCGTTGCTACCGTCAACGTTTCAAACAAGGCTCCTTCCATGTAGATTTTTAGACTACCGTCACCAGCTGCCACGAATGAAACGATTGTGTTCTGTCCTATAATATGATTAATTGGCAAACTTCCCGCAACTGAAGCCCCCGCATCATTAATGAAACGGAAACGGTTGGTTGAACTATCTCTTAAAGAAATTAGCCCTGCACTATCATTACCTTTTCCTATTAATCCAGCATCGGCATTGTTCGAGCCATCCCAGTTACCCACGAATGTAACCGTCCACGGGTCGCCATTACCAAAAACTAAATCGGTAAACTCCAAAAATCGCTCCGACCCTGCAACGTTTTTAAACGCATACTTTTCGGTTGGGGCTATGTCGCCACTTAGATAGGGTTGATTACCTTCAGTGCCTTGTGTCCAATCATTAGGTGTAGCATCTAGTGAGTATCCTTTACTTATCCTCTTTAACGTATCAGTTGGATTAGCAACTTTTATACCTGCTTCCGCAAACCATAGGAATTTGATGTAGTCTAAAAGATTATTGTCTTTAAACCATTGGTATATATCTAACACACTGCTTTCACTCCTAGTTGTACCACTATCAGTAGTAACTCTAGCAATATACAAAGCAGTTAATTTTTTTACAATATTTGCTAAAGCTCTTTTTATGTTTAATCCTAATCCAAGTCTTAACATGCTTTACATTTTATACAGTAATAATGCTCCTGCTGTTATTGTTAATGTTTGTATTCCCTCTAAAGGATAAAATTGTCCTTCAACTAAGCCTAAATCTGCTATAGTTTCAGTTGAATAAGTTTGATGTATATTATTGTTAAAAGTTATTGAAGTAAGAGTTACTCCGTCTGAACCTACTATAAATCCAAAATAGTTTCCATTAGGAGCTACTCCAGCACCTGCTCCATAATTAGAAGTAGATGTTAATAATACAGTACCTCTGTCCCCAAAGGATTTTCCTGTTATTGCATCTGAAGCATACTTGCTAACAGATTCTATATGTGTATGATTGTCTTTTGACATGTTTTTACTGTTTAACTAAGTATTAAAGAAAAGAAAATAAAAATAAAGGGAGAGGTTTAATCTCCCTTTATTGTAGAAATTAGGATACGTCAAACACAGTTTGCAAAGCATCCCCATCAAGATCAGTTGGAGTTGCTTTAGTAGCAATAACTAATCTGAAATTAGAATTAACAGTTTGCCCAATTGTTTCAAATTGAATAGAAGATGCTCTAACAGCTATTGTAATAACATCATATCCAGAATTCGTGTCAGTTTCTAAGGTGTACTTAGTAAGAGGTCTGGTTGACCTAATGCTATCACGAGTTAAGAACTGTGAATAGAATTCTTGATAAGCAACTGATTGCCATGTACCAGTACCATACTTAGGTTTCTGTGATTTGTACTCAGTAACATCCGTAAAGTCAGCTGAAACAACATCAAAAAGAACCAATTGATTAACCATACTATCATTAATAGGATCAAATGGTTGTGTAAGTCCTGAAAATTTAAGTCCCCAGTAACCAGTAGTTAGAGTAGCAGCCCCTATTGAACTAGTAGTAGTTGCTCCAGTACCTTCCCATAAATATCCAGTTTCTCCCTGAAAAGGAACATCTAATTCAAAAGTAGCAGAATCAGCTACGCTAGCAGCAACTTTATATAAAACAGGCTTAGTATCCCCACTAGCAGCAGTAACAGCCACAGTTGCAGGTGTACCATCAGCATCAGAAATTACCATTGGAGGTAATGCATATGTATCAGGCAAATAGGTAATAGTAACAGTAGCTGTAGAACTAGCAGCAGCAGTAGCTTGTGTTCCTGCATTAATAGCAGCAACAATAGCATCCTGGTTATCACTACCATCTCCAGCAGTACCTGCATCAGCAACTATATAAGAAGTTTCTCCTATAAAAATTACATGGTCGGCATCTGTAGCATCAAATGTAAAAGTTCTTGCACCACTAGAAGCAACATGTATAATATCCCCAGCGGTTAAAGTAACTTCACTAGCTGTCATAGCAGCACTAGCTTCAGAAGTTTTTACATAAGCTGATACTGAAGTAGAACCTTTAGTTAATTTATAAATTGTAGCATCATCAGTTAAAACAGCAACACTAGCAACATCAGCAACCCTTTCACACCTAATAACTGGATTAGGCTCTCTAAGAGTACTAAACTGGCGAATAAAACTTTCTTGAAGTCCTTTAGCTAAATCAGCTTGAGAAGTTGAAGTTGCACGGAAAGGTACAGTCTTAATCTCTGGAGCATTATTATAAGTATTCCTACTATGGTTAAGTATAATACTTAGAGTATAAGTATCACCAGCTACAAGAGTTCCAAATCCAGTAGTATTACTTGTACCATCATAGCCAAAGTAACTTACTTGCTGGGTATTAGCAGCAAAATCTTCACTCTCTTTTGTCTGAATATCTTCATAACTAAATATAGGAGAGAACTTATAAGTACCATCAGTATTTTTCTGCACTATACGTACAGGAGTAGATCCTGATATTGCATCCTCCTCATTTTTGTTATCTAATGCTTTTACTACAGCAATTGAGCCAGCAGCCATTCCTGTATATACAGCATCATCAGCAATTCCATTTGCAACATTTCCTACAAAGCAGTAAGTTGCATTTTTTTCATTAATCATTTTTTAAAAGTATTAAATTCAACAATAAAAATTATTATTCTAAAACAAATTTTTTGTAAACATTCACATGCTGTTCAAGAAGTTTATTATCCTTATCTTTTGCAATAAGTAAATCTTTTATTAAATTCTTCTCTCCTTCAGTTATGTCAATATCTACTTCTTTATTTCCTTTATGATTCCAAGTGTAATTATTACCATCAATCTTCAAATCAAAATCTTTTATTTCCTGTTCACTAACAGTTAGTTTATTTTTTAATTCTGAAATCATCTTAAAGGTAATAAAATTTCCTTCTTTATACTCAGTAAGTACACTTAAACTTACTATTCTTTCCAACACATTTAATTTCATTTTGCTCTTGTTTTTAGTTAATATTAAGCACCAGAATCAGTCAACATTATGTAGTAAGGTGTTCCTGCTACTCTAATTCTTAATGCATGAGTTGCAGCCGCAGCTGTATTTGCTTGAAATACTTTACCTGAAGCCACTGTTACACCTGTTATATCCATAATATAACCATTGGTATCAAAAGTAGCAGCACCATCTCCCCAAACATTTAAGTTAATAAATGATACAGGAACATCACTTGTAAATGTAGCAGGAACACTTAATTCCCCTTCAAATACAGTATAAGTGCCAGCACCTCCTGCAGGATTAGTTGAAGGTAAATCTAGTTCGCCACAAATTACACCAGCAAGTCCTGTTGCATATCCAGCAGTTGATAGATCTATCTGACCAACAACAGCATTAATCCAGTTACCATTTTTAACAGCAGAAGTCAATGAAAACTTAGCAACTTCTATCATGTTAGTTGTAGAAACTCCTGAAGAAGTCATAGCCACATTCATTGCCCTCAAAGAAGAAGCTGTGGTAACAGCAGTTGCTGTAGTAATAGTACATAGATTGGTTGCTGTTTGTGTTGTAGATGTTACAGCAAATCCAGTTCCTGCACCAGAAGTAGTTAAAGTAATTCCACCATCTTTTAATGCTACACTATCAATAGTTACTCCACCACCACTAGTAGTTTCTGCAATTGTATCCACAGTTATAGAAGAGAATGCTCCAGCAGTACTAGTACCATCTGTCATGGCATTAACCACATCTATAATTGGATTCACATCTTTGGCTCTAGCTACAATCTCATCAGAGTCATAATTAGTACCAAATTTTTTAATTTTACTTAACGTCATTTTTATTAATTGTTAGATTAAACATTCTGTTTGTTACTATTTAAAATATTATGGCTCTGTAAAAACATCTCTATAGCCATATCTATAATTTCGTATTGAAATATCTCAGGTACTTCCATTTCTTCATCATAATCATCTTCTATAGTATATTTAGTTGGTACTTTTATATATCCTAACTGATAGTTAGTTATTTCTGCTGTACTATCTGCTACTAATATATGATATTTAGTATCTCCATTAGGAATAATATCTAACCTCCACACTAAATTTTTCCAAGGCTTTCTAAAAGGATTATTCAAATTTGTTCTGTAAGCATCTAAAGTTATAGGCTTTACCATAACTACATTACTATCTATTGTAGCAAGTTCTAATACTGTATACAATAATTCTGGATCTGTTGGTATAGTAGCCTTATAAGAATTTGGTACAATCTGAGGAGATGCATCTGTAATAGTTACATCTGCATCATTTATAGTAAGAAGACTCAAAGCTTTTCTGCTTCTCTCATCTTCCTCAAAAGTTTCATAGTATTTGTCTATAAATTTATATAGTGCCTCATAGAAAATATTAGATATTTCAGAAGTTGGTGCATCTATGACAACATCTAAATTCCTAAGTTTTCTTTCAAACTCACTATGCATTTCCCCTATTGTCATCTTTATTCTCCTTTGAGGTTAATAAGTACTTTTCTCTTCTAAATATATCTACTGCTGTAGCAACAACTTCTTCATGTAGATATTCCGCTAGTTCACATTCAGCAGACAGTGATATGTCATCAGGCGTTTTCAGATAAGTTAAAAATAAATTATCTGCCGTACCAACAAAAGATGTATAAGCATCTCTAAATATAACAATACTATCTTCTTCAAATACTATACAGGGTTTTCTAAGTATAGGTTTATTAAAAACATTAGTGGTTACTTTATCTACTTCACTATAATCTAGTACCTTGTTAGGTACTACAGAAGTAGTTTCTCCAGAAGTAGGAAGTACACCACTCCTAGTAATACTACTATCACTCCTTATATAATGTAAATAATCATCTGGTAACGCTACTAAAAATCCATATTGTGTGTCAAGTACACCAGATGGATCATCTATATCTAAAGTTTCCCTCACTATCATGTTTCTCAAATCCTCAACATTACTCTGAATAATCTTAACATTCTCTAATATATTAGAAGTAGGAAAATACTTAGCCTTCATAACTCTAGGTTGTGCTATGTTAAGGTATGCAAATATCTCTTCAGTATCCAACTTCTGTGAAGTTGAGTACTCTGGATTAGAGGTATAAAGTAACCTCTCAAACTCTATTTGCATTTCTAATCCTGTCATTATTATTTAGATGTTAAAGGTGTTTTTGAAATATAAAGTGACCTAACTGCTTCTTGTACTGCTAAACTTACTATATCCTTATGTAAATTTTCTGGTAATTCTGATGTTACACTTTCATCAATATCAATATCATTAGGAATTCTTACATATGTAAGTTCAAAATTTGCTTCTATTACTGTAGTATAATTATCAACTAATATAATTAAAATAGGATAACTACTACCAGAACTATATTCTAAAACTACTTTAGGATATTTAAAGTATGGTGTATTTATTCCTGTAGCAACTATAAATTTAGAAATAGCATCTCTTTCAATAAGTTCACACTCTACCTTTTGTTCTGAAACTGTCGGATAAGTTCTTGTAAGTTGCGCTCTAGAAGAAACATAATATCTAAAATCAGAATATACTGTATTTAAATCTATATAAGTGGCTTTAGTCCCATAAGCAGTAATACTTGATATATCTGAAGTAGTACTTGTTTGTACCAATGTATAAATAGCATTCCAATTCTTAGCTCTAGCATACTCTTGAATAAGTATGTTTTGAGCTTTAGTAAGAAGAGAACTCTTTTCATCATCAGTAAAGCCAGGTGCTGCTGCACTTGCAACAGCATCTAACTCTATATCAAACCTTGTACTTAGTTCAGCAGCAGTCATTAGTTTTTATTCTTTACAGTTGCTATAATTCTGGCATAGATAGGTTCAGTTTTAGTTTTGCCCCACTCATCCATCTGTGCTACTAATTCATTATAATTATATTCCACATTAAGTCCTGTAATAGTATACATACCAACACCTTTTCTTAAAATAGCTCCTTTTGCAATAGCTTTAGCAATAAGTACTTTTGTAGCATATTGTGCATCATCATAAATTTTTACAAATCCCTGCTTATCATCATCAATGATGGTCTTTAGTTCTTTTTTCAAGAAGTTCATTTCAGCATCTTCTGGAACAATTTTATTCTTGTGCTTAGTTTGGTAATATATATTAATAAAGTCTTTCATTTCAGAAGGTTTACTCTGTAGCATTCCATAAATTTCTCCTACTTTTAAAGTAAAATCCATTTCACTTACAGCTTTCTGTTCTTCATAATCAGAATCTACAAAACAATATCTAAATCCATTCATTCTTTTTTCCCAATCTGTACCAATTTCTTTCTTCCAAGTTCTTAGTACAAGATATTCTAACATTTCTCTAGGCTCAGATAAATCAAATCTTTTTCCTATTTGCATTAATTCTGGACTCTTTGTAATCTTAACAGAAAATCCCATCCAAAATTCATTCTTTTTTTTATATGGATTTAAATCCTCTCCCATAACTTCTGAGAAGTATTCCATTTCTTTAGCGTTACGAAAAGGGTTTATAATTCTTTTAGTAACGTCATCCATCTTTAGTGGATATGTATCTGAAGCTCCTTCCATTTTAAAAAATGCTATGTGTGTAGGATCTTTTATCATTTCTCCTCCACGAGGTACAGGCTTTAAATAAACCACTTTGTCTTCTAAAAATCCTTGCTTCACTGCTTGCTCTGTTGAAATCATAATAAATTTATTAAAATTAGTAATACTAAAATTTTTGCCAAGTTATAACTTTTATTTTAAAAATGCAAGGAAAGTGGGAAAAAATCCCACTCTCCAAGCATAATATTAATCTATCGTAAGATAGTAGGAATAATCCTACCAGCCTTAAGAGGATTGTTCAATTGAATTGCGCCTTGATACATTTTACCAACTACGTATCCATCCTTCAAAGAAGAAGTAGCAGCAGGAGCTGAAAGATTGTTATATGCTGTGAACTGGTCACGCATTCCAGGAATAAACCTGTAGATTTCTTCATCTCCTTTTACAGCTACTCTTTGAATATTAGCTTTACCGTTAGTTGTACCAAAGTCCCAAATATCATAAATATAAGAACTAGCCAAACCTCCATTAGGGTGACGAATCTTATTACGTACAGGATCATCTTTCATTGGGTCAATCATCAACTTAAACTTAATTCCGTTGATAAATTCATACTCAATAAATTGTCCTTCTGCAAGTTTCATCTTATTACCTTCAATTTTTGCAAGGTTATGATCACTACGTAGCCAAGGAATTTCTCCACCTCTTTCTGCTAAAGCAGTATGAACTTGATATGCACCATATTCACCAGTAGAAAGAACTAGCATCCTTTTGTCTTCAGGTACTTTACCTACAGAAATATCCATAGCAAAGTCAGTAATAGCCTTCAGTGAAAAGTCATTGTAGAAAAGAAGATTAGAACCTTCCATTTGCTCATACAATCCAAACCCAGCTTTGATAACATTACCACTTTCACCTTTCAGTGAATAGTTACCATCATCCATTTTAGTGGATTTACCACCCAGAAGTAAACGTGCTTTATCCCTACGGAATTGAGTTAAGAAATCCCACTCAAGTTTAGAAATCCAAGCAGCATGCTCTTTACCATTCTGATCTAGAAATTTGAAAGCTAGAGGAGCAACTTTACCTTTACGAATCATATTACCAGGAACTTCATAATTCTTACGAATCATAGAGAAAGTATTCTCCATTACAAAGTGACTAGCATGTTTAGGTTCATTACCACGAACAGAAAGTGTCTGTTCAACTAATCCATATTCTTCTGACCACAGTGTACCAGCAGCAACTTCGTCTCCATCAATATACTTAGTAGGATCTCCAGTTACTAATTGACACCTATAACCATAGTATCCACCAGCTTGTATTGCATCAGTCATTACACGCACTGAATACTTTTCAGGGTGATGACCTACCATTACAGAAGTTGCACTAAAGAAATCTTCAGCAAACCACATATAAAATTCACCAAAACCTAGTCCTGCTTGTGTAGAATCTGTAATTTGTGTACCAGTAGGACTGGCACTTACAGTAGCAGCAATAAGTTGTATATTCCTTTCTTCTGAACCTTGTAAAGCCCAACGGAAAGGAGTATCATCATCAAGATACCTTAATGGGAACCTGTCAATAAAAGACACGATATTATCAGCCCCATAGTTCACTTCATATACCCTATCAATGAATTTAGAAATCCACTGAGGGTCTTGCATACCCATCCAACCTAAATGCTCTTCTCTGGTAAGTTTTCCCCAGTATGAAGGATCTAGAATTTGGAGTTTTGACATTTTAACACTCATTTTTTATTTTTTAAAAATTGTTAGTAAATAGTTTCTATTATTAATCTAGTCTAAATGCTGATTTGAGAGCTGATAAACCTTCTCCCTTCTCACCACCTCTATCTGACTGTCCATCTAACATACCACCCTTACCATTAAGAGCAGCTTCAATATCCTTGATAGTTGCTGATTTAGCCTTAGTTTTCAAATTATCAATCTTACCATCAAGTAGTCCTGTCATAATACCATATGCTAATTTAATTCTAGCATTAACAGGATCTTTCATAAACCATGCTGTAATACCATCTACAGGATTACCATTAGGATCTTTTTCTGCAGGGTTTAGTAAAAATTTCTCTATCTTCTGAAGAGTTTGCTTATTAACAGTTTGACCAAGTATCTCTTTCTTTTCATAGATAGCAGCCTTAAACTTATTAATATTATCTTCTTGTTGTTTTAACTGTATTTCTTCAGATTCTTTAATCTTTTTCTTCTCTAATTCTACCTGTTCCTTATTATAAAGATTAATTGCTTTTAAAGCTGTTTTAGCTTTAGTAGCATCTTTACCTGTAGCAACCATAGAATCTATTGTATCTTCAATCTCTTCTTTAGTAAATTTAGTAGTATTTTTTAAATGTTGTTCCAATACTTCTTTTCTTAAATCTTCATTTTCTTCTAAATCATCTTCAGTAATACTTTCAAATTTACTTTTAGAGAAACTTAGAGTTTTTGCAGTTTCTGGTGAAATACCAGCATCTCTAAACTCTATATAGTCTTTAACATCTTGTTCATACATACTTTTAATAGATTCAACTCTAGTCTCAACCTCTGTATTATATAGATATTCAAGACCAGCATCATCTCCATTTTCTTTTACGTACTCTTTGAACTCATCTTCATTAACATCAGAAATAACCCCCTTCTCACTTAGAAACCTGGCAAAGACAAGAGCAAGCTGAGAGTTGGACTCAGCATCATCGTGAGAAGGAGGTGTTTTTTCTGTTTCAGTATCATCTTCCAAGTTTTCCTTGGTAGTCTCAACTTTCTTCTCAACTTTCTTCTTATCCTCTTTATCCAGATCTAACTCAATATCATCTGTCAAAGAACTATCTGCATCAGTACCAGCATCTATATCTTGAAATGCTGGTTGTTCAAAAAAATCATTTCCCATACTAGGAAATTCTTCATCGGCTGCTATAGATGAATGAGGCTCAATAAGATCCCCAAAATCAACTTCTCCTAACAGTCCTTTACTTTCATCATTTGTTTTGCTCATAAAATTGTCTTTTAAATTCAGGTTATACAAATATACTTTGATTATATTGACTTAACCAAATTTTTATTTTTGTTATAATAACATAAAGATTAGTTAAGCCCCTTTACTAAATTCCTTATCTAAGAAAAATAAGGATACATTTTGCTGTTCTAACATTTCTACTCTATCTACCCAATATAAAGTTTTAGCTTCTTCTTCTGTCTGTTCTCTAATTAACTCCATCATAAAGTCATAGGTATGTAAATCTTTTTCATTTAAAGCTGCTAATGCTATATCTCTAATCCAATTACTCACTTGTACTTCATGTTCATAACTAGCAATAACAATTTCTTTTATTCCTTTGAATTCTGTAGGCTGTTCTTTTGCAACAGGTGTACAAGGCATAGCATTTCTATCTTGCATGTACTTGTAAAACCTATCTACATGTACTAATTCTTCATCAGCATATTTTTTCCACAGTTTAGCTGCTCCAAACCAGCCATTAAATTCTAACCATTGACTCATAGCAAGATATAACCTTGAACTATCCAACTCATTTTTTAACTGAGCCTTCAAAGCCATGTGTATCTTATCACTAATTCTCTTCATCATTTATATAATTTAAAGTTTTGTCTAAAAATGTTTTAACTCTTTTTACTTTCTCTTCAGATGCATAAAAGAAAGGAACATAGTCTTTATTTATTGTCACTAAGGTAAGTACTTTACCTTCTATATAATATCTCAATATCAAATCAAAATTAACAGGCCCATTTTGTAAAGATATCCACATAGGCTATTTAAAATTCATTTTCATATATTCTATCATATATCTCCCAAGAATTACCTTTAACCCCTAACTGTTCAAGTAAGTTCCAATCATATTTATCGTATATAGAAATATATCTACCTTTTTCATCTTTTCCTGCAGAAACTTTATATTTACCTAAGTTTATAGAACTACCTTGAAGTCTTCCACTTTTAGGAGAATTGTTTAAATAATTATAATATTCTTCAAATGTTTTATTTTTTATGTACTGTGGAGCATATTCTTCTTTTTGCATTTTAAAATTATTTTGCTGTGTATTTATATTTTCTACAGTTATATCACTTTTTAAATCTTTTAAAACATCATTTTTTAAATTAGGATAGGTATAATACTCAGCATTTTTATTTATACTTACTGTTGGGGAATAAGTTGCTTTTATTCTACCAGTATGAGGAGTATTCAAAAAATAAGTACCTAAATTTTGTGCTAAATTAGAAAAAGTTTCAGATGTTTGAGGTTTTTCTATTTCTCCTCCTTCTTCATACTTAGGTAAACTAGTTTCAAAATCATTAATAGCTTGATTATAAGAATACCCCATCTTCTTATACTCCCTCAACAATCCCATCCTAGTTTTAGTAGGTATTTGTAGCCAAGGTCTCATAATTATTTTCTTTTACTTTCTCCTGCAACTTTATTTTTAAGAGCAGTTTTAGCTTTTAATTGCTCTCTTTCCATAGCAGCTTTATCTTTTTGTTTCTGTAATTCTTTAGCTGCTTCTAACTTTCTCTCTTCCAAAGCAATCTTCTTTCTTTCTAGATCTTGCTTAGAAGTTAACTCCTTTTCTTTAATACCGTGTTCAAAAGAAACTCTAGTATTTTCTAAAGCTAATTTACCCTGTTCTAAAACATCTGGAATACCATCATTATCAACATCTTTTTCTGGATCATATGACATAGCCTTAATCTCTTCTAGATATATTTTATTTTCTCTATCAAGTTGTTTATTCATATCTTCTCTATCCAGCTTCTCAATCTCTAAGTCATGCTGCATTTGTACTCTTTGAGCTTCAGTTTCTTGAGCAGCCTGTATCTGTTGCTGTTGTAACTGCTGTTCTTGTTGGATTCTTTCTTGCTCAGCTTTTTGTAAGTTTTCTTCATAAGTTTCAATCTTACGTTGCATATCTCCAACATTACCAGTTCTGTAAAGTTCAGCTACAATAGATAATGAGCCATTATTCTGTAAGAACCTTTCACCTAAAGATCTAAGTGCTTGCAGTGTTTGCATATCATTAGAACTGTTAGTAACATCTACACCATAAGTAGCTTCTATAAACTCATTGTATTCAAACTCTAATATTTCTCTAGTTCCTGTATCTAATACAAATTCTTTAACAAAAGATTTATCTTTCCAAGCTATTTTAGCTGCTTCAAGTAATGCTCTTAACGCACGTTTCCTAGTATTATCATGTACACTAAACCACTTCTCAGTAATATGGCTAGATTGCATAACAGATCTTTCTACTCCGCCTACAGTCTCTCTATTATCTATAGCACCTTTACGTTGAGGAGTTATTCCTGTAAGATTATCTAACCTTTTCTCAATAAAATCTAGCATTATCAAATGGTTCTGTATATAGTTACCCATTTCAAGATCTATTACTGGAGAACTCTCATTCATTAGTCCTGCAGGTTTACCTCTAAATGCGGCTTTCTGTGATTCATTAAAAGCATCAACTACAGCCCACCCTAAGTATTCTGCATAATATAGCCATTTATCAATAGTCCAGCCATCTGGAATAAGGTGTAAAGGCAATTTACCTATCTTACCTTTATATTTAGTAAAGGCTAATTCTAATCTATACATGAATAAATTGAATAGGAATTGTAAATCTTTTGCCTCATCTACTAAACTTCTACCAACATTGCTGTTTACATTAAATACAGTACCTACAATACCAGGACTACAAATTGAAGGATTATCTCTATGCCTCATCTGAATTTCACATGGACGAGTATTAACATCTATTTCACCAGCTATTCTAGTACCTTCATACCACTCACTAATCCATTCCCATTTAACTTCTTCTCCAATTTCTTTATTAGGTTTGTATTGTTCTGGAACTATATCTTTTACCATTTCTCCAAATTCATCATAGTTAGTAATAAAGCCTATCTTACGCATTCCTCTCCAAAGTACTCTAGTTACCCTAACATTACCTTCAGGATCAAATGCTCCATTATACTGTCCTACTATATTATTCCAATCTTCTACCAGCTCAACATCTGGTATAATAGAATTCACATCTATACCTGTTGTGATCTGATTAGAGAACATAGTTGAGCCAGAAGAAGTTTGTGTACGATGCCCATTCTCTAAAAATTTTATTTGATTAGGAGTAAGACTGTCGTGGTATCTATCAATTATCTTACCTATAGGCATAAATACATCTTCTACAATAACATCACTATCTTCAATCTTCCAAGAACTACCACTTCTCATAGTATAGAAATTAAGAGGATTACCTTTTCTCATTATAGGTTCTCCACCAACAATCTCTATTACATATATTTCTTCTGCAGCAATAAGCATATCTGCAAATCCTCTGCTAAACTCCTCTGCTAGATCTTGAGTATAATACAAATACTTAAGTACTTGATTACCCATTCTCTCCTTCTTATCTTTAAAAGTGTACTTCCTCCACTTCTCAAAATCAGCTATTTCTTGTTTTATTTTCTCTTCATCAAATCCTTTAGCAGTAATTTTCTGCATTGCAAAGTCTGTAAACTTTTCATCAATTTGCTGTAACTTACTAGTAACAGCATCACTATTGATTACAGACACCATAGGAGTAAATATTCTTTTTCTTTCCTCTCCAGATAGTAAATTTATTGCTGGATTTATTAAAGGGTAGTTTTTGTAATTATTTGGAAAATCCTCATTTTGAATTTTATAAGGATTGACTACTCTTTCAACTTCAGTAGGATCAACTATATCATTTATAAGATTATAATTAGAAATTTTGTTCTTTCTAGATGATCTTACATTTGCTGTTCTAACACTATTTTGTCCCCATTGACATACTCCAACTCCAACATCAATACACTCTTTAAACCATTTTTCTGTTTTTTCTGACTCAAGTTTCTTTTGTGCTGGAAAATATGTAGGGTTAATCCCAAATGTACTCATAGATATGTATTTTAATTTACAAAGTTAAGTTTATATATATACCACTCCAATTTTATTTTTCATTTATAATAACTTAAATATTCCAACCTTTCATTGCTAAAGAAGTCTTTTCAACATTCTTACCAAACCTATTAAAGAAAGGATCATCAGCTAAAGTTTTTACTCTTTCTCTAGATTTATTAGTACCATATTCAGTAAGTTCTATATCATATATCATTACCATGTTCATAGCAGAAACTCTGTCAGTATTTATATCAGAATTCCACGCTATGCATTCTTTTATATATCCAATACTTCTTATTTTACGAAGATTAGGTATAAAAGGAGGCTTCTCAGCTTCCTCATCCATTGCAACATTTTTATTACTTTCATCATAAGCTTCTTCAACTTGCCAGTCTGCTTGTAATCTTCTTCCATAAGCATTTAAAGCTGTAGTAGCATTAATACCTTTAGAGGTATTACTCATCTCACTTCTTGCTTTAAATACTTGTTTATCTGTAATAATTTTAGGTGTATCTGCTAATAAATGTAAAGCCTTTTTAACATTAGCAAAGTAAGCATATAATCCTTTTTTATTATTCTCGTACATTATTGTACCATTATAAAATAAGGCAAGTCTATACACTATTTCATAAAATTCATTAGCTGTTTGTGGTCTACCTGTATATTCAGCAACTATTCTTCTAGTCCATCTATCAAATACAAACACACTACCTAATGAGTCAGAATAACTTACATCATCATCATCATACGTATCCGTACCTAAAATATATCTAAAAGGATCAGTAACTTTACTAGGAAGTTCAAATATTTCTACAGCTCCTAATTTATTGTCTATAGCAGGATATTCCCTTATAGGATAACAATTTTCAGAAACATTTATATCAACTTCTCCAGAAGAATTCACATTAAGAGTTCCTACATAGTGAGGAGATATAAATCGTTGTATGTTAGGAGTAATGTCAGCCAACCAATCTTTTAAATCTGATATGGGAAATATACTACCTTCTACTCTCATTATGCTATCTTGTGGTGTCAAAGGCTCTTCTGCTTTTTTCTGAGTTATTGCTCTAGCATCTGCAGCACCTTTTTTTACAAGATATCTATCCTGTAGAATATCAAAGATTGCTTTAGTAACATCTGGTTCTCCTGTATTTAAATCATAACAACCATTTCTATTTAGATAGGAACCCCAAAAAAATCCACACAGGGATTCTCCATTAGCATTTTTATCAAATACATTTGGAATACCATATATATTATATACACTTGGATTATAAAATAACTTTTCAGAACCAGCAAAATCACTACCTTCAACTCCTCCAGTGCCTAAAGCAAGCATAATGCCATATACAGTATCTCCATCTTCAACAGCTTTCCTATTTATATTCCAGGCATCTTCAAGATGAGGAAATAATCCATCTTCTTCATAATGTATTAAAGGTCCCCTAATACCTCTAGCTTTATCTGGATTATCTTTTAAAGATATACCATATACACTTGAAAGCAGCCCTTTCCTACCACCGTATTCATCTAAATATCCTAACTGTATTTCCATCTTCTGCTTACTGTCAGTTAATCTTAATTTAGGCAATGGCGTATGCTCAGCTACCCAGTCTAAAGTATCTATAGCTTTACCAAATACACCTTTATCCCCTGTAAGAAAAGTCTTATCAGAAGCTAAATGGAAGTTTGGATTACCTGATCCTGGATAAACATACATATTACGTGGAGATTCTGAACCCATCTTAAAACTAATACCCATACCTCTAGCTTTAAGTACTTTTCCATGCTGTCCATTATCTCTAGCTTGTTCTTTATAATGATAGAATAAATAATCTCCTAACCAAGGATGAGGAAAAGCTCTTATTCTTGTTCCCCTGCTCTTACCTTTTCTTTTTGCTTTGTCATCACTCTTTGTTAACCATATAGGAGAATAGTTCCAATAAAAGTATAATCCTCCAGGTATCCATTCTCCATCAGAGGGTCTAACAAGTCCATACCTCCATCTTCTTAGTTCCTCTCTCCAAAATGCAGCATATGCAGATTTAGGATTTGGATTAGGAGGAATACCTGTGTATTTTTTATATTTGTTAAAAAATAAAGCCCTTTCTCTAAAAAAATCTAAGTCTTCTAAAATATGAGGCTTTGATAAATCCACCCAAATTCTACCATTGGGATCTTCTTTTCTATATTCTAAATCATTAGGGTTATCCCACCTTTTTCTATTCTTAGCAAATCCTCTAACCTCTTCTGGTTCTATTAACCATTTAACAAATTTTATGGTAGAAAGAGCTTCATAGTATTCACTACGTATCTCTCTAGGCAAATTTTTAAAATCTTCTTCTGTAAATACTGTTTGATATTTATTCATCTTTATCATCTAGTCCGTCCTCGTACATGTTGAATACTCTACTTCCCTTACTTCTACCTTCTGTTATTCTCTGTTCTTTAATTAATTCTTGATATGCTGCAGATAAGTTAGCCATTGCTTTAGGTATCTTTTCTAAAATACCTGTTATTTTCTGGGCTGCTGTAATAGGGTCTTCTGCATTTTTAATATGTTCCTTAGCCTTCATACAAACTTCATTAACAGCATTTGCTGCTACTAATGCTCCTTTGTATAAAGCAGAATTTACAGTAATTGACCTCTCTTTGTATAAATTTATAGCTTCTTCTAATGTTTTATCTATCTTCCAATCTTTAGGTAAATCTAAGTCATGTTTAATCTCTTCTAGCCTCTGTTCTTCATCTGTTATATACATATAGTCAGATCTAACATCTACATATAGATATATTAAAGATAACTCCTTTATGGCTTTACTTTTATTTTTATTTTTATCCCTATTAACAATAGTTTTAAACTTGTCAATAGTTAATACTTCTGGAGATATTTCTACCTCAAAACTACTCTTGTTGAATTGGAATAGATTCATCTTGTTGTTCTTGTTTTCTTTTATATGCTCTCATTACTGCTTCTTTTACTGAATCTTTAACATGGAAAGTACCAAGTCCTTTAACATAAAAGACTGGATACTTACCATTAACTTTGTCTACATCTTCTTTTATCTTAAGCTGTATAAATTCTGAGAATATTCCAACTATATTCTCCAACTGTTTAATACTTATACCATGTTTTAGAGCCAACTCTCTTATTACTCCTCTTGTCTGTAAATGTTTCATTATTCTACAGAAACTTTATCTCCTGGAATATAAACTGTTCCTTCAGGAGCATCTTCAGTTATAAATGTATCAAATATTTCATTCCAAAATTCTCTCTCTGTTTTAGTAAACTTATTTTTATATCCTGCCTCATTAATAATTTTTTTTAAGTTTAGGCAAAGAACTTGCAAATGGAGTGATATCATCTATATCATCATCAATATCTTGAATAAGATTTATACTGATAGTGTTAATCCTCTGTGTAAGTATTTCCATTGTATTCTGCTATTAATTTTAACTGTTGCCATTCATCAAAACATTCTTCACACATATAGTTAATTTCTCCTGTGGTAGGATCTTTTACAGGTATCACTCCTTTCCTCCTTTTCTTTTTACCTTTTATTTCACATGATATGCAGTATATCTCTTTCATAATCCTTTGTTTTTAAAACCACAATTCCCACTGCTTAATACTATTTCCTTCTATCAAGTCAAAACTACATCCTGGTTTAGTTAATCCAAAATTAGTCATAATCCATTTAGAACTGCCATACATACTAGGTACATTTCTATATCTAAAATGCTTGCCCCATTGTGTACCAGCTTGATGCAAATCTCCTTTTACAAAATGAAGATTTTTAGTAGAAATTCCTTTCTCTAGCACATAATCTTTAATGTAATTTTCAGTTTTAGCATCTAAACACAAAGGTAATCCCTGCTTCATATCTTCTGTATCCTTACCATGTGATAGAAGATACGTATGATTACTAATACTTATTGGAGTGATAAATTTATCTAAAAGTTCAAATTTTACTTCTGGATATGAACAGGTTAAATATTCTTGTAGACACCTTGTGGCAAAATGTTCAAATTCTCCACCATGATTACTATTTGACACATGATATACTGAATAAGACTTAGCAAATCCACTTAGAAATAATGCATTATAAAAAGCCTTGTGAAGTCTGATAAATACTTCAAAGGCTTCTTTATTTGTCATATTTTGTGGTAATGTATGTCCTCCCCTGGTTGTTTGTGCATTATACCCATCTAATGCATCTCCTAAGTCTATTAATACTATTTCTTCAAAAGCAAATTCACTTCTATTTGTATAAGTATTAGCAATTTCAGATACTACTTTAATTAATCTATTTTGTAGTTCTTCTTCATTGTAAGGATTATCATACATTGCTTCTGGTTTTGTTAATGCTCCTATATGTTTATCTGAGAGGAATACAACCAAGATATCACCAGTTGTTTCTTTAACTTTAGGAAGTTGAGTAGGTTCTATTTTAGTAACTAACTCTTTGGTTACATCTTCTAAGGAAGGTAATTCTAACCCATCATTTTTTGTTACTATACTGTATCTTATATCTCCACCCTGAGTTTGCCAGAATTTAACAGATTTAACATCTTCTTCTTTTAATCCTAATTTTTCTAAATGCTGAGAGAATTCTTTTATCTCTGATTCATTTTTATTGTTTAAATCGTTATGTAGTTTTGATGATAAGTCTAGTATACCCTCAGGGCATTCTACTCCAATACCCGTGCTTCCTATTGATATATTATAAGGTGGCGGAGGACAACCTATTCCAATTTTTTCATTAGTAGCCCAATCTAATTTTTTACCATTAACTATATCTTTTGCTTCTTGTACCTCGTCTGTAGTACTGTCTAATAATGCTGCTAAATTCTCTTTACCACGTTTTAAGTAACCTGGGTTCTTGGTTAAAAACTGTATCAGTTCTGTAATTTTCTCTGTATTCATTATCTTCTGTTGTATTAGTTAGTGTGTAATTAAGTGAGTATATATCTTCATTCTTCTTGTAAAGAATGCTGTTACCTTTATATATATACTTGTTGTTATCTTTAAAATGCTCTATAAAGCCATAATGAGTCATTACTAAATCAATAAATAACCCAGTTAAACTTTTATCAACCTTCATTAAAATTTAATGTTAAATTGTTTGTATCTTCAATAATAAATTTAGGATTAAACCCTACAGGTTCTTTTTGTAAGAGTTTCTTTTTACGAAGTACTACCATGATATTATACAAATTTTCCATAGTAATATTAAGTCTGTCACATATCAATTGCTTAGTTTCTTTATCAAAAGTAATTTTATCTCTATATTCTTTTGGTACATCATTGTGTAGTGTATTATGATAATATAACTGTGCTAACACCTGTCTTTCTTTTAATCTAAGAAGGTTAAAAGGGGTAGTTACACTACCTAATACCTCCACAATCCACATAAACTTTTGCTCTTTTGTTACATTTGCTGTCAGTTCCATTGTCTTTGCTTTTAAATTCTTGTCAAATATATAAAATGTTTTAATAAAAAACAAGCCCTAAGCAAAAAATAATTTACTTAGGGCCTCACTCAACTAACTAACATACCAACTATCAACCTTTTAACTCACTCAAATCTTTTTGAAGTTCTTTAATCTCTTTATCTAAGTTTAATTCTGATCTAATGTACTTCTCTGCAGATTTTCTGCAAGAATCCATCTGCTCTGTTTTGTCCTTAACTTCTTGCTCCAATCTTTCAATCTTAGCTTCTTTCTTCTCTACTACATCATATTTTGATGTATCTACCCACTGATATTCACTGTCATCTGAATATACAAGATACCCATTTACATAATATTTCATAACTATTCTTTTTTAAGTTCAACTTCTGAAGTTTCTTCAATCTTTGTGCCAACACTTAAATCTACTTTTTCTTTAGAGCCTTTTAAAGGGTTTTCAGTCTTTTTGTCAGGTTGTTTCATAGCTTTCTGCCTTTCTTTCAGAAACTCCATATATTCTAACCTCTTTTCAGGAAGTATCATATTAAGTTGCATAAAGTCATATTCTAACTTTAATAGTTCAACTTCTTCTTTCATCTCTTTTTTACGTCTATTAATTTCTTTCCTTCTCTCATTTAATTCTTTTTGAGTTAATACTCTCGGTGCTTGCTCTTGTTCTGCCATAATTTTTAATGTTTAAGTTACTAATTGGTAAGTTACTCTTCTGTTAATTCAATATTATCAGGCTTAACTGCTAAAGTTATAGCATCTGCTCTAACCATAACATACTTATTACCTTTCCAGTCATATACTCTTCCTCCTGGAAATTCTAAAACTACATCCCCAACATCTAGTTTAGTTACACTAGCATCTTTAGCAATAACAATACCGTGCTTAAAATTCATCTTATTGCCCTCTTCTGCTTCTTCAGGCATAATAATGTTAGTTTTCTTTTCTGTCATCTTCAGTAATACTGTATGCATCTGAAGTGTAACTTTGCTCAAGTCTTTAATTCTTTCCATTTAATTTAATTTTTTAGTTTGACAAATATATATACTTTTTATTTACTGTGCAAGTTTTTCTTTAATACTCCTAAGTTTATATTTATAATGATCTATTCTTTTATCTATATCAGATAATGGAAATTCTTTAGCTTCAAATCCTTTAGGGTGTAATATATTCTTCCATTTTCCTTTAGGAGTATGCCATATTACTCTAACAAAAGTTGTTGGAGGCACTTCTTCTACTACTGTATGAATACCCTCTCTTTCTCTTCCATATTCATCTCTAATTGTTACTGTAGTAGTATTATTCTTTTCAGTCTTAGTAACTGTATGAACTGTTACATTTTTCCATAAATCTAGGTAGTTTACCCAAGTATTTACTAGTTCTTTTAATTTTTCAAGTTTTAGTTCTGGTGTCATCTTCTTCTATTTTTAAAAGTTTAAATTCTTCTTTAAAAGCTATCTTTAAATTATCCATTATTCTTTGTATAAGCTTCATCATATGTTAAAGGATAAGCTGCTTGCGCTAAAGAAGGATTACCATATAAACCCTCTGCATAAAATCTTTCTATTACTCTAGCTAAATACTGCCTTCTACTAATCCCCAACTTAGTAGATTCAGATGCTGCCCAGGCTAATGTAGTTACTTTTAGTTCAATGTCTACTCTTTTCTTTGTCATATATTATAGTTTTAATTAATTTCTACCATCGAATATAACTACCATACTATCATGCATTGGTGTTTTATTTGTAACGTATTCCCCTTTGGTATTTATTCCTAAAAATCTTATTCTTTTCTCCACAAATCTTATCTCTTTAGCATTGGGTAAAATATGTTGGTGAAATAATTTTGTACTTGTGGATACTGGTAGTAACATCACACATAATTTACCTTTTAAACTTTCATCAATAGCTTTTATAACAAACTGTTCTTTTAATTTCTTTGAGTATGGGGGATTGATGAAATTAGAATTACCCCATTCAATTTTTAGCCCATCAAATGTACTGTGTAGAGGGCAAGGGTCAAAATCAAATTTAAATTCTTTGTTTAATTTGTCAAAAAATTCTCTTGGAGTGGCCCAATTATCACTATGTTTTAAATTTCTATCTTTCATATCATTTTAATTTTAGTTCTAAACAAAGATATGTAACTTACGCATAATATCCAAATAAAAAAGGAAAAATTTTACAACTTTTCCTTCCCTTTGTTAAAACTTAACAATAAGTGTTTTGAATTAAGTGATTAATTACCTTTTATTTAAATAGAAAACTTCCTGAGAAAACTAGGTTTTCAGGCTTCCTACTTAATTTCAACTTTCACAATGCGCCGTCTTGGTTATCCCGTCCAACTTTTAAATTGTAGAGAGGCATCTCAATCTCACCCTAGCCTTTATCTCCTTTACACATTGCTATGTATCATCTTTCATACTACAGGACTTCCTTAACACTATGTTTCTCTATTATTTCAAGAGTGCATCTACTTGGCCCTGTTCTCCTCTTACTTTGGCTACCTCAGAGGGTATTCATGCCCTCAGCTTGTGGACCAGGATCAACTCGTGAACAGTCCTGAGCTTTGGGAAGTATTGTGCAAAGTAAAACAATACTTCTGACAATTCCAAATATTTTAGTAAAAATTTTAGAAAATTTAAAAATTTTAATACTTTTCTCAAATTTATCCTTTATGTTAAAGTAGCAAATATTCAACATTAAGTACAATATTCATACTTTATGATGCAAAAATACATCATTAATAAAAATGTAAAAAATATTTTTTTTATAATTTTTTTTTAAATTTTTTTCATTGACGAAAATATGATGTATCTACTCAATAACCCCCACTAACTTCTAGCAAGGGGGATATAGCCCCCATCAAATTGTCTAACCTAATAACTCAAAATTATGGCACTTGCTAAATTCCATTCCCTACGTGGGGAAAAATCTGCATTAGTAATGATTAAGGCTAATGCATTTGTATTCAGTGCAACTCCAGTTTATATCCCTAAGACTGCATTACCTGAAGGTATCAAGGAAGGGGAAGAGTTTCCAATCCCTGATGGATTTATCATAGTTGATATGGTAGATGCAGAAACTGGGGAAGTAAGAGCTGCCAAGGATGGCTCACCACTGAAAGTTCTAGCCTATTAGGCTAGTTCTTTTTTTATTAGACATAATATAAGGTACGCAATTCCACTACTATATACAGAGAAATATAGTGATAGAGTAGTGCGCAGGATTAGTGGAGTTGTGTACCTTTTAAATATTCACAACACTCTTACTGTTGTATTATAAGGGTTTTTAATGTTTTTCCTTATGTACTATACAGTTTGAGTGTTTCTTTCTTATACTGTAAAATGCCTTTACCTAGTTTTATCTTTAAAGGGGCTTATAGGTTTCGCAGCTTATATTAATAAAGGATACTTGGGTCTGTCTTAATCTAGGCAGTAAAGCTGATTCCCATGAATTTACAGTATTTTTCTGATAAACTCTCATCCAATTGCAGGAACTTATAGCTAATAATGCACTATCTCCAGTATAATACCTAAAGGGTTCGGAGCTATCTATAAGGTGTTTTGGTGCATATCTTCAAGGTGCAACCTTGTGAGAGTTTATTTCTATTTAACATAATGTATACCTTTATATATATAGGACATTTTGTTCAAAAGTATTTGATGTATCAAGTAAATTGTTTGAAAATGCTTGAAAATGTTTGAGAAATAAAGGTGTAAGTATGTGGCTCTATTACCACTTATACCTTTTTCCCCTTTTTCCAACATCACTATTATTTGACACATCAAATATATATAACATAATCTAATGTAGCCTATCTTATGATAGCAGGTCACAAGCCCTGATAAATACAGAGTGGATTAACCTAATACTAACCTAAAAACTTATTATAATGGAAACTTTTACAGCAACAATTAAACATTATATTGACCCTACTATAAAAGTAGGAGATATAGTAAGATTAATAGATGGTTCTGCATTAACACATGAAGAAAAAAAATGTCATATTGTCTTTTCTTATCCAAAACTTACAGGAATACACAAAAAACTTAAATTTATTGATTGTATAGTTTTAAAAGTTAATATAACCAATAAAATAGCAATAGATCCTTCCTTTACAAGGAACACAAAAATAGTTTACTTACAAGATATTAAAATAAAATGTGGTAATGCTGTTTTTAGAACTAGTAGTGGAATGGTGTCTAAAGTAGAACGGGAAGGACAGAAAGAAAGTGAATAATTAAACTACAAAAATAGTATTTAGTTTCCCACCTGAGATAGCATCAAAGGTGTGAAAACTTATTTTATAAACTAGTGCTAACCTTTAAATTTTATCAATTAAAACTTACAATTATGATAACAGCATTTATAGTATTTTTAGGACTAATAGCAGTTTTTGGAATAATTGCTAATTTGTTATGTTTAAAAGAAGATGACTTTGTAGGAGTAGGAATGGCAGCAATTATAATTGTTGTTATATTTACAATAATATTAACAGCAGCCATAAATATTGCCCCTGAATACAAAGTAAAATACAGAGTTATTCCTAAAGTAGTAATTACTAATACTATTGAAGACAGCAAAACAGTAACAGATACTACTTACATTTATACATTTAAACCTTAAAACTAACTAAACTCTTTCTACTGAATGCAGATAAAAATACTAGGATAAAACAGTTGCGACACCTACTATTTAATTTTAAGCTAACAGAATGTTGTCTGAGGTAAGATATAATTAATAATAAAACTTGGTGTACAAACCCATAGTAGAGATGAGCCTACGTTTAATTATATTCTACAGTTAGCATTGTGGATAGAAAGAGTTTTTACAAATTATCAAACCAGTAATGGAAGTTTGTAATATAGCCTATGGAAGTCTAAAGAGGTATGTGACGTAGCCACATAATTACAAACTATTTGATAATATAAGTGAATATTGGCAGTGCTAACAGAAGAGTAGAGTGGCTTAAATAAAAACTATAAAAAGCTACCAATTTCACTTATTTAATATCTTCATACCAATAAAGCAGTTATTAGCTGTTGAGATTAGCCTCATAATTGGTAGAGAAGTATAAAGCAATAATAGCCTATTTAATCAATAGGTACAGAAATTATTCCTATTATTGTAGTGGCAGCATATTATAACAACTCATAAAAGAGTGATAGCTACAACTATCTGTTTTAATATGCCTTGCTTGTAGTAATACAAGTATAGTAGTTTAATCCAGTACTAGTCTTATAGGTAATATTTGATGTATGAACCAACTAGGAAGTATTAAACATTGTGCAGTAGGAGTGATTAACCTGCAATAGTTATAAAAAACATTACTAACCTAATACTTAAAACTATGGCAATCTTATTATTCTTTTGTTTATTATTTACTATTCTTTCTATAAGAATGTATGCATTTGAACAAATTGAAACAAATATTTCAAATTGGGTACATTGGTTTATTTATATTCCAACTTGTATTCTTTGGAGTATATTTTATTATCTAAGTTAAATTACTAAATTCTTATTAAAACTATGTCTCAAACTACTGGTTTACTTTTAATGCTTGGAGTAGCTCTAGGCATTGTTTTTGGATTTCTTCTTGTTGATTATCTTGTAGAAAGATATCAATGGAAGAAATATGAAAAGACTATTAATAAGTAAATTAATTTCTACAATCTAGCCTTAGCCAGACTTAACTGTAGAAATAATATAAACGGCTAAATACATTTAATCATGTATATATTAATACAGGGTAATCTAATTCCAATAGAAGAAGTTAAGAATTGGGATTTCAAATAATCACCAGCATCTAGTTAGGAGAAAGGTGATTTATAAAACTCAAGAAATAACCTTGATGAGAGTTACCTATTAAATTAGGTTAGGAGAGGTTTATTTTGTTTATTAATAATAAAAATTACAATTATGGCACGTAAACAACGGTACACAGAGGATGAAGTGCTTAAAGCCTTATCCAAAAAACATGATGTAAATGTGAATAGTACCACTAAAACTATTCAAGTATTAAATGGAAAAAATAAAAAATTTCCAAAAGCTAATGATTTAGGTAATAAATCTTGGGGAAAAATTGATTTTCTTTGTAATTACAGAGAATACAATTGGTTCTTTGTATCAGAATTTACAAGATAATTATTTATAAATACAACAAAAAATGAAAAAACTACTATTTATAATGCTCCTGTTAATAACAGTTGTAGCATGCGAGAAACAAGAAGTAGATAAAGAGTATGAAACTACTACTCTTTATTCTAGTGGAGAAGACTTAATATTAATGCATATTTATCCTTTTAACAACAAAATTGAGATTATTTCTAATTTTGAAGTAAGTGAACTTGCTGTACTAAATTTAACAACAGGTAAAGTTGATTATGTTGGAATTGATTTTTTTGAATTAGAGTTTTATTTAACACCAGCAGACTATCAAATAGTATGTTGGCCAAATAGTGAATTTTTTGAGTATTACTTTACTATTGAATAACTTATAAGACATGGTAGAACTATAGTTATCTTAATTATTAACTAATCCCTGGTTCATTTTTATAATTATCTCTACCATGTCTTTTTAATATTATAACATAAAAGGTAAAGTCTAACCTTTAAACAGACAGAGAGAGTGTTGTAGAGCCTGAAAAAGGTATAACACTCTCTTTACAAATTAAACTAATAATAAAGCCTCAAAATTATGAGCAAAATAATTTTAAATAAGCGTGAAAAGAGATTATTAAGACTATGTAAAGGAAGACACCCTTTCAAAAATGATGGCACAATAATAGGATTATTAGAGAAGTATTATAAAAAACATTATGCTTTAGACCCTAAAAAATATTTATATGAGTTTAGAAGTTGTATGTTTACAAATCTATTTGAACTATATATGAAAATTAGAGAAAATACAGGATACTATAATGATATACTAACTATTTTTAATGATAGCTTTTACAAAGGAATAGTAAGAACATCTGAAACTCCTATTGAAAGAGCAATAGAATCTTTATTTGGATATATTCAATCTACAACAGTAAGAACAAGAAAAAATAATACTTCAAAGTATACTTGGAGATTTGATATTTATTAACTAACACTAAAGACTCAAATTATGAGCAATACAATTCAAAAAACTCCTGAAGAAAGGAAGCAAATTAAACTTATGAAATCACTTCATAAGGAAAAATTAGTAGGTAGTTTTTATACACCTTATGAGAAATATAAATGTAGGCTAATAGTATATACTCAACATTCTCCTAAAGTAAAAGAGTATAGATCTACTCACTCATTTGTATGTTATAAAAGTGAAGTATCAACTCATCTACAGTCTCTTAGAGATGCTGGATATATTATTAATAAAGTTTACTTTAATAACAAATTATACCATGAGTAAAATTGTAGTAGTATATAATGGTAATATAGATTTACCTGAAGATAGAAAGCATATTACTAAACATGGTTATCATCAAATGGAAAAAGAGTTTGATGATGTAGAATCTGCAATTAGATTTTGGTTAGAGTGTGAATTCTACAGCAAGGCAATTACTACTTTGGATGAAATAATTCCAAAAGGATATGAATCTGAATTATTAAAAATATTAGGTACAGAACCATTGTTATGTGAAGAAATATTTTTAGATAATCAGAAAGAATTGTATAATGTAACAAATGAAGATGCTGATGACTTATTATCATAATCTAAAGCCTTCTATAGAAGCAACTATGGGAGATTTTACTGCAGTTACATCTTATGATGTAGTTAATGGTAACATATTAGTAGAGTACCAAAATGCAGAGACTGGAGCAACAATAAGACAAATTCTTCAGGCTATAATACCTGATGAAAATTTTGACAATCATATCTTTTTAGCGTTAAAAGATATTGATGATGTAATAATAGAAGAGTCTCTTTGGAATATTGAAGAGATGAGAGAACAAATGGAAAGGTTAGGTTAGACATGAAATCCTCTGAGCCGTTACATGAAGCGTAATCATGGAGTGTTTTTAGTAGCGAGCGACAATTCAATTATATAAAGCCTCAGAGGATTTCTTTTTAAACTTTTAATAATAATAAAATTTGAAAAACATAAAATTAGTAAAGTACACAACTGGGAAAGATTTAAAAGTTTTACCTTTTAACAGAGAATTCCATGTAAGAAAAGTCTTACAAGAAAGTATGCATAAATATGGATTTATTCATCCTATTTTAGTTATTCAAACCGACATAATAACTGGAGAAAAAGAAAGTTATGTCGTAGACGGTCAACATAGAATGGCTACTGCATTATCTATGGATATTCCTTTTTACGCAAATGTATTGGATTTAAAATTCAAATCTGTGCCAAAATTAGTTAATTTTGTTTCTACTTTGAATAGTACTCAAAAAAGATGGGCTACAATGGACTATGTTAAAGCGTATGCTATGTTGGGTTATGCAGATTATGTACAAGCAGTATCTGTTAAAAGTAGAACAAGATACACTATAGATACTATATGTAGATTGCTACATTCTAGAAGTAGTAATAAAAATACTTTATATATAGTAAAAGATGGTAATTTTAGAATAAATCTTTTAGAAGAAACAAAAGAGACTTTAAAACTTGCTTCTAAATTAGATAAATACGAAATTGTTACATCTAGAATATTAGAAGCTCTTCATAATGTTATGGCTTATAAAGAATTTAATGAAGCAGCTTTTATAGAAAAATATAAATGTAGAGCAAAGATTATCAAAGATTTAAAATTAGATACATATCTTCCAACATTTATAAGTTGGATTAAAGAATAATTAAAAATACTAATTCATATTCTACTCTTGCAGTAAATATAATACTGAGATAGAAATGACAGAGGAAAGTTGAATACTCTGACAAAACTTCAACAAAACTTTACAAAATTAAATAAATTACTAATCAAAACTCTTACAAAAATGAAAGCAATTATTTCAAAACCCGAAAATTACAACAACTCAACTCCACATGAGAAGTATCCTATTATTACTGTAAATGCTAATAATCCTGAATTTGGATTTATTATGTTACGTAGTAATACTCTATCTATCAATGATGGCGGATTTAGGCAAGAAGAAAAAAGAGTAGGTAGGTATGTAGGTAAAGTTGAAGATCTTGTAAAAGATGTTGAAACTTATGGACTAAAAGAAGGAATGGATTTTTCAGTGAAAATGTTTCCTGTTAAATTGGTTATTAAAGAATCTTTTGAACCAGCTTACGAAGGACATAGCCCAAAAATTAACCCTAGTACTAATGAAACTATTACATTTGAAGGTGCTCCTGTTTATAGGAATACTTTAGTTCTTCCTGAAAGTTCAGTAGAAGAAGATGTAAAACTTGGTATGGATAGGGAGCCAGTTGCTTCAAAAACAGAAGCAAATACTGAATTTGCAGCACGTAAATAAACCATAAACTAAATATAGCTCTACATACAGTAATGTGTGTAGGGCTTATTTTTTTTATATGAAAATGTTTGTAAATTGCAGGAGGGATTGAGCCATAACGTTGATGTATAAGACAAGTAGCGAGATATGAAAAATAGAATTAAAATTTTACAGAAAGTTGCAGAAGGTAAAATAACACCAAAACAAGCAGATAAAGAGCTATTTGTTTTATACGGTGTTATGCGTAGTAGCGAACCTAAAGGTTTGATTAAATACGTAAATGGAACTTTAAGAACTGTAATAAAAACAAATAAAGAGGATGCTAGGTATTGGAAAGAATGGAATTTAATGTGTTTGAAACACTGTATAGGACAATTGGAAAAGTTATAGCTATTACGCATAACGGTTTGTATAAGATTAGTTGCGGATTAGATGCATTATGTGTTTGACGATACTGGACAAAGGCATTGGAAATATTTATTTGTGCGATATAAAAATGTTTAATTACGGTAAATTGGCACAGACGTTTAATCGAAGCCACTACAAAGCCATGCAGTATATTGCATGTTGTGGTGGCGGAGCGAACGTTTTAATGCACCACAACGGTGAGCGTATGATACGTTGCGTTTAATAGCCGAAACTTTAATTAACAACTAAAAATTATAAAATGAAGATACTTAACAAATTAGCAGAATGCAAGCAATGGATTATACGCATTGTTAGCGGTAGTACTTCCATTTACAAATATGGAACACCTACTCTGACAGAAAATGATGAAGACCCTTGCGATAGATGTAAATATGTTGTGTTTAGTAAACAACATAAAAAGATATGTGCATTTTGCGAACGAAACTTAGCGTTAAACCAGTATTACCGCTAACGGTACTCAGGTATGGAATCGGTTTTTTAACGACTTAAAAGTAGAAATATGAATAGAGATAAAATAGTAGATTATTTGGATAAACAATTTTGGAAACACAAAGTGTATGAATATATGCCAGAGAATGAAACAGGATATGAATATATACCAAGAGAAAGTTTGACCAAAATTGTTGATGGCTTAATTCCATTGGTAAAAGCAGGGTTAAAAAACTGTTCTATACCCGCTGTTAGCGAGAGCGTTGAGCCTGTGGGTAAGGGTACGGTTTGCCCTAGATGCGGAAGTAAATTAGTTTATTATTGGGTAAACGAGAATACATTTGAGTGTGATGATTGCAATGAACAATGGCAAACTGGACGCTAACTACCTAGTAGGTATGATTAAACCAAAGAATAACTATGTATAAATTAATGAAAAATTTAATTATAATAATAATCTTATGTTTAAGTGGTAATACTTTTGCACAAGATATAAAGTTAAAGCTTGATGTAGATTACACTACAATTAAAGATGAATATTCACAAGCAATAACTAAATATACAGAAGAAGGTGTTAAGTATTTAATACTTGAAAAAGAAGAAGTAATAGTATGGATGTATTTTAATGAAAAAGATATTTGTGATATGCAAGTATATGCTTATGAAATATCTATACTAGGTAATATGTTAAAAGCTTTTAATAATGATAAAGACTTTATTAAAGTATCTGCTACTGAATATATACTAGTAACAGAAAATAAAATACTATCCTACGAAATACTAATAGAGGAAAGAATAATACTTTTATTTATAAAGAAGATATGATATACTTAGTCAGTAATCAAAAAAGAATTGAAAATGAAGATATAAAACTAGCAAGTATTCAAGATTGTCTTGAATATTGTAATAGTTTAAAAGAAATAGGAGTAGATACAGAAACTGAAGGATTTGACCCTTATACTAAAAGAGTAATATCTTTACAATTAGGAGATTATGATAATCAATTTTTTATTGATTGGAGTAGTATAGATTCTTCAGTTTTTATACCTTTATTTGCAGATAAGTCTAAGTTATTTTTATTTCAAAACGCAAAATTTGATTTAAAATTTCTTTATCATAATAATCTAGTTGTAGAAAATATTTATGATACATTTCTTGCTGAATGCATTCTAACTACTGGATATTCAGATGAAGAAAGAGATGTAAGTTTAAAAGGTATAGCAAAGAAGTACCTTAATGTTGAATTAGATAAAGAAATAAGAGGAAAAATACATTCTGAAGGATTATCAGATAGAGTAATAGTTTATGGATGTAATGATGTAAAGTATTTAGGTAAAATCAAAGACTTACAATTGCCAAAAATAAAAACTTTAGGGTTAGAAAACACATTAAATTTAGAAAATGAAGTAGTAAAAGTATTTGCTAGGATGGAGTACACTGGGATTAGAGTAGACACTGATAAATGGAAAAATGTTGCAATTAAAGCTTCAAAAATTAGAGATGATGTAGAAAAAGAAATGGATACTTTAATTTATAAATTAGGTACTAAAGATTTACCGAATACTAATGCTTTAACTAAATATTGTACAATATATAAACAAGGAAATCTTTTCTTTGATAATACAGAAAGAGATACTTACATAAATTGGAAGTCAAATCAACAGAAATTAGAAATATTAAGAGAATTAGGATTAAAAATTGACTCTGTAGGAGATAGAATACTGCAAAAAAATAAGTTTAGCCATTCATTAGTTTCCCTATTAATAAATTACAGTAAACATAATAAACTTGCTGATGCTTTTGGTATGAACTTTTTAAAACATATAAATTCTGTTACTAAAAGAGTTCATTATAATGTATGGCAAATATTGGCAACTGGAAGAATCTCAGTATCAGAACCTAACCTAAATCAAATCCCTTCACATGGAGAATTTGGTAAAGAAATTAGAAGTGCTTTTATACCTAGAGAAGGATATAAAATTGTTGGTGGAGACTACAGCGGTAGAAGATAAAAATTGGTATGATTATTGTGGTATATATTGCCGAATCAATAATTATACGTATGTTAAAATATAATGAAGAACAAATAGTTAAAGAATATTTACAGGGTAAGACTACGAAACAATTAGCTTTAGAGTTAAAAACTTATAATACTACTATTAGAAGAATATTATTAAGAAATAGAATAATTCCAAGAAATCAATCAGAAGCTCAAAGTAAAGTACTTAATCCATTTTTAGATTTAGAAAATGAAGAAGTGCAATATTGGTTAGGTATGCTTGCTTCTGATGGAACTATAGGAGATAAAGAATATGTAGTATCTTTAGGATTACAAGAAAAAGATTTAGAACATATAAAAAAGTATTCAAAATTTTCAAAGGTACCTATAAGAACAGTTTTTAGTAAAAAGTTTAATTCTATTGAATATAGAGTCGTATTCAAAAATAAATCTTGTAATTTATTCTTGAGAAATCTTGGAATAACTCCCAGAAAAAGTAAAACTATTAAAATGAATATTTCACTATCACCTTCTTTTATTAGAGGAGTAATAGATGGAGATGGGTTTATTAGAAAAACTACTGGTAGGACTGAAATTGCTACCCAATCTGTAGAATTTAAGAATCAACTTGTAGAGTGGTTTACCCAAAATAATATTCATTGTACAGTTTCTTGTAGAAAAGATAGTATTTACATAATAGGAATATATTCTAAAAAAGACATAGCTTCTTTATATAATTTAATATACAAAAACGCATCTGTTTATCTAGAAAGAAAATATAACAGATTATATGCCTCTTTATTTGGAAACATTTAAAGTACAAAATCTTCAAATTCGGTGAACCAGCGTTGGGAATACCGAGCCAAGCCTTGTGTGAAATAAGGAAGGTGTAGAGACTTAACGGAGATTACCTAAGTACAATATAATTGTATATGGTTAAGATAAAGTCCAGCAGGAAGAAAACCTGTTGATGGAACTCAGAATTATAGCAGAATTCAGCCAAGATCCAACCTGGGTTAATGCGTTTAAGAACGGGGAAGATTTGCACTCTAAACTATGTGCAATGACATTTAATATTCCTATAAAGGATGTAAAAAAACCATTTCCACCAAAACCTACATTTACATACAGAGATGTACAAAAGACTATAAATTTTGGATTGGCTTTTGGAATGTCAGAATATAAGTTAGCAGATACAATACAAGTATCAGTAGATGATGCTAAAAAACTTATTAAAACCTTCTTTTCTAGAGTATCACAAGTATATTCATTTCTAGTGCATTTAGGAGAATTAGGTAAAACAAGAGGATATATTAGAACAGGTGCTCCATATAGAAGACTAAGATATTTTCCTGAGTGGAAATCTTATTTTAAAAATTATAAAAATCTTTCTTTAAATAAAGAAGATTATAAATCTTTAGGTAGTATTGAAAGAAAAAGTAAAAATAGTCCGATACAGGGTAGATGCTAAATTGTGCCCTGTCTAAATTCCATAAATTCAAGGAAAGCTGAGATGCCAATCTTGAGCCAAGCTTAAATAGTAATATTTTTGAAGGTGCAGAGACTAGGAAATGATACCTATAAATTATAGGAGTATATTTTTCCCACGAAAATGGAATAATATTCAAATAATTTTATTATATTTACATTAGTAAATAAACTAATGTAGATACTATGAAAAAATGTAAAAAATGTAGCGAAATTAAGCCTTTAATTGATTTTTATAAAGTTGGTGAATATAAAGGTAAAATATCGTATATGTCTTGTTGCAAAAAATGTTATAATAACTCACGTAAAGCATATTTAAATAAATACAGACGTGAAAATAAAGAAAAAGTTAATATTAATAAGCGCAAGTATTATAAAGATAGAATGGACGACAGTATTATACGGGAAAATGTAAATAATAAACAACGAGAAAGATATCCTAGATATGTGGCTAAGCGTTTATTAAAAAATGCCCAAATACGTGCATTGAAAAAAGATATTCTTTTTGATATAACATTAGATGATATAGTAATTCCTGAAATATGCCCAATTCTGAAAATACCTTTATTTACAGGTACAAAAGGAAATTATCAAAATTCACCATCTTTAGATAGAATTGATAATACTAAAGGATATATACAAGGGAATGTTAAAGTTATAAGTACTTTAGCCAATACTATGAAAAATTCTGCAACTATAGAACAATTATACATTTTTACAGAAAATATTATAAATTATTTAAATATTAATGATATAGTCCGAACTATAGGAAATGAAGAACCTATAGAACTAAAGGATAAAGAGCCTTTAGGATAACAAAAATGACAAATGGAGATATTATTAAGAGAGCTTTATGTCTAGTTCAAAATGAAATTGATAAACATAACTACCCTGTATATATCCTATTAAGTATTTATGATGAAATACAGACTGAATGTAGAGAAGACTTTGCTGAAGAATGGAGTAAGGTATTAGAAAGATTAATGATACAAGCTGCACAAGAATCTATCAAAACAATACCTATAGTTGCTGATTGCAGTGTTAGTGATTACTGGACCAAATAACATGAAAAATATATCAGAATCAAGTAAAGTAATGGTACTATTTGGAGTACTTACTATATTTATAAACAGTCTTAAAGACTTAGATCTCAAACATGGTGCTAAAAGATGGGTAAATATTCTTCATAAACAAGCTTCTCAAATGTGGAAAGAACTATTATTTCAATGTAATAGGCAAGGAGATCAAGCTGAATTTGCATTTGATGAAATGGAGGCATTTATGTATGAAGTAAATAAAAAAGCATTTGATGTGCCTATTGAAAAAATGAAAGAATATATTGAATTTTTAAATACTTGGAAATAATGGAAAATTTAATGAATAAATATTTAAAGGAAAAAGAAGAGCATGAATATATGATTTCTATCATAACTAAAGCTTCTATTGTGAATAAGAAAAAAAATAGAAAAATTATATATGAACTAACAACTTCTAAAGATAAATGGTATAACAATGGAGAAAATTTAGGATATTTGATAAGTTATTCCACAGAAATACCCTCTGGAGATGCTGTATATCATCAAATGCCTAGACTTGCTTTTTATTTAGATAAAGTTATTAGGCTTAATTTAAATTCTTTAATAAAAGAAGCAATAAAACTTTCTGAAATAGACTTATCTAATATAAAAAATGAAGCGAGATCTCAATTAACTGACCTTTTATCAGATTAAATAAAAAAAAATGATAACACTTATAATAATAATATTAATCCATACTTAATGTAATTAACTTAATTGAATAATGGAAGAAATAGCAAAGTACATTGAACAGACAGGTTGGTTTAGTGGAGAACTTCAATTTAATTTATCTATAAGAAGAACCTTTGAAGGGTATCATGGCAGAGCCTCTGAAACATGGGAAACACAGTATGAAGTTACCTGTAAAGAAATATTGACAACTGATGGGAAAGTATTAATGCCAGCATTACAGATGGTGTCAATAAGGTTTGAATCCTTTGATAATTTTATACAAAGAGTAAAGAACCAAATAATAGTAAAATAAATAAAAATGATCAAAGATGAAATACAGCATAAAGCTTATGAATTTTTAAGAACTATAACTCCTTATAAATGGTATGATTTAAGAGAAGGTAAAGATGTATCTGAAGATATTATTGCAGAAGTTTTAAACATTATAGATAAAGGAAAACTAGATGGTAAATATCACTTTGGATTAAATACACAATTTAGTTACCTATTTATGAAAACTTTAATTAATAAAAAATGAAAACTAATCAACTTAAAGATGAAATACAGTCCAATGCGGTTGAACTAGCACTAAAGCATCCTTTCATTGTCTATGAACATCCAACTGGATTGGGAAAATCTTTAACTTTCATTAAAATAATGGAAAAAGTTGGTGGTTTTTGGAACATTGTAGTAGCAGAAACTAACCATATTCAAAACTGGAAGGATGAATTTAAGAAACATGGTAAAGAAGGTTTATTAGAGAATGTTAGATTTCTATGCTATGCATCTTTACATAAGTTTATAGATAATGAATATTATTGTTTTGATGAATTTCATAATGGATTATTAAGTGTTAAAAGACTAAATGCTATTCAACAAATATATTTTTATAAACTAAAAAGACTTGTTGGACTATCTGCTACTCTTAGTAGAAAACAGAAAGAAAATTTAAATAAAATTATTCCAGATGTGTTTTACCATAAAATTACTATGTCTCATGCTATAAAAGAAGAAATTTTACCTGAGCCTAAAATACATCTTATTGGAATAGTCTTAGATACCAAAAGTAAAAAATATGTGTTTAAATTTAGTAGAGATAAATCTAAACCATGTACACAACAAGAATGGTATGATTTACAGTCAAATAGAATTGAGTACTTAAAACAAAGGTTTTTTAGTAGCAGAACAGAATGGGATAAAACTAATTGGTTAAGAGCTGGAGGAACAAGAAAAAAGTTTCTTTCAGACCTTAAAACACCTTATGCTAAAATTTTATTACATAAACTAAAGGATAAAAGATTAATATGTTTTACTTATTCTATAGCACAATCTGAAATATTGTCTAATGGCTATTCAGTACATTCTAATATATCTGCAGATTTAAGAGCAGATATGATAAAAGATTTTAATGAAGGTAAGATTAGTAAATTATTTACTACTAGAATGCTTAGAGAAAGTATGAATCTTAACAATATTGAAGCAGGAGTAATGGTGCAATTAGATAATAATATGAAGTCTTTTATTCAAAGCTGCGGGCGAGTGCTTCGTGCAGAACATCCTGAATATTATATACTCTATGTAAAGAATACTCAGGATACTCAATATCTTAAAACTGCTTTAGAAGGATTTAATACAGAATATCTTAATTGGATTAATTTTAATGAATTATAACTATGGGAGTAATGAACTGTTCTAGAAAAGACTGTGAGAATATTTTATGTGACACGTATATTCCAGATATAGGATATATTTGTAGAGAATGTAAAGAAGAATTTAAAGAAAAATATCCTAATATTAAAGGAGAAGAAGTAAAAAGCTATTTAAAAGAATTCATGCAAACAAGCAAAGCAGAAATAATAAATGATGACATAACTGTAGAAGATTACTTTAATCAATATACTAAAGATGATTAATACAATAAAACCTCATATTATAAAAGAAGAAGTTAAACCTATATTAAAAAAAGTAAGTTTAACAATTCTTAGAGAACTATGTGATATTATACATCATAAATTTTCTCCTATTGGAGGATATGATGAAATCTATGAATTCCTTAAAAAAGAATTCCTTATTGATTGTACTTTAGATGATGTAATTAAAGTATATTCTTTAGAGATATGTGAGACAGAAAATGAACTTTTATATAAGCAGTATGGACACTAAAGATTTAATAGAAGAGCTTAATAATGCAGATTTATCTTTTAAGAGATTTGAGTGGTGGGGAGGACTGCATTATCTAACTTGTAAATATCTTGATATTGCATTATTCCCATCACTTGATTTCTTTATAGATGCTCAAATGAATGAAACATTTGATTGGAAAGATGAAAATGGAATACACGAATCCTACGTAGGAATAGGACTACATTTTGATTGGTTAGGATTTAATGTAGGATTTCAAATTAATTTTAAAACTAATAAACCTTTAAATAATGAGTCAATGGACACATGTGAATGCATCAATTAGATTTGATGGATTTCAAGGATTAGGATTACCTACAGAAAAAGAATTAGGTAAAATTTGTAAATGGGAAGATGAAGATACTCAACACTGGGAAAAATCTAAATTACCTTGTGGAAGTGAAGGGAGCATAGAGTATAAAATAATTAAAAATACTGATGAATCTTCTATTGCTGCGATGGTTGTAGTATTTTATGGAGATTTAAGGGATTATTCTAATAAATTAGCTATTTTAGACTATTTTAATACCATTATTAACGGTAACTTTATTAGAAGCGGTATTCTTGAAATAGAAATAGAATTTGATAAAGTATTTGTTTATAAATACAACCAAGAATTAAGAAAATTTAAACTTATTTATGAAGAAAAAGATGAAATTACAACTTGATACAGATAATAAAATAATCAAGATTGAAGATAAAGTAAATCTTGGTGCTTTTGTAGAAATATTAGAGAAACTTTTACCTTATGATAAATGGAGAGAGTTCTCATTAGAAACTAATGTTACTATTACATGGACTACTCCACCAATTGTTGTAGATCTTTATCAACCTTGGGTAGTACAGCCTTGGTTTACATATGGGGATAAAACAGGTACAGTTGGAGAACCATATACACTTACTGGTGGAACTTATAATATTGAAATTTAATATGGAAATAGATTTAAAAGCACTTAAAAAAAGTGGATTATTTGTTGATGAATTTATGTTTCTTGCCTTAATTAATGAGGGAGAAGATCCATTAGCAGGAGAGTATCATTGGCCTTCTAAAATGTTAGAAAATATGGAAAATAACATGTGGGTTAAATACTGTGAAGATACTATTGAACTAAGAAGTAAGGCTAAAGAACTATTTGAACCTAAACATCCTGTTGTTAACTTTGATGAATTTTGGGAAGTATTTCCTGTTACTACTCCTTCTGGTAGAATATTAAGAGCAAGTAAAAAAATGTGGATAGGTAAACCTACTAGAGATTATGAAGTATGCAGAAAAAAATATCTTGCAAAAGTAAAAAGTGTGGAAATTCACAATAAAATAATACAGATAGTTAAAGCAAGAGTTGCTAGTAAAGATTATGAATATATGAATAATTTAGAAACATATATTAATCAACAAAAGTGGCAACAAGATGTTAAATATTTAAGTTTTAAACCTCAAATAGGTAGAACTAGTGAAATGGTATGAAAGATACTGTAAAACAAGTTAAACAAACTTTTTTAGATAATAAACAAAAAGTTTTAGAAGGAAAATTGGTAGGATTACCTCTTTATGAATCTTTTCCAAAGCTAGGACAATTTATTCCTGTAATTCCACCAGCAATTCAAGTAATGATAACTGCTGGTTCAGGTGTAGGTAAAAGCAACTCTTGGATAGGATTATTACTTTTAACAGTGTATAAATTAAAAAAGAAGCATCCAAAAAATAATTATAAATTTAGGTTTCTTATCTCTTTGTTAGAAGATAGTAAAGAAGATTTTATTGCAAAATTGTATTCAGCTGTAATATTACACAAATTTAATAAAAGAACAGATGTTCTTGAACTAAATAGTAGAAGAGGTGCTCCTTTACCAAAAGAAATTGAGAGCTTATTAGATTCTGCAGAAGAAGAAATAAATGAATTACTTAGTTATTGTGAGATAAATGACAGTGTGTACAATCCTACTGGAATTTATAAGTGGGGAAGAGCTATAAGTAATAAAATTGGCACACATTATACAAAGGAAATGGATTTTTCTGATGATAAAGGTGGTACTTATAAACATGAAGTATACTCTCACTATGTTCCTAATGATCCTGATGAGCAAGTAATCTGGGTAATAGATAATTTGAATAATTTACAGACTGAAAAAGGTGAAACTAGATTAGAAACTATTAATAAATGGACTTCTAGATATGGCAGACTTCAAATAACTAAGCATTGGAAGTGGAATGTAATTAATATTTTACAACAAGCTGCAGAGTCAGAAAAACCTCAATTTGATTTAAGAGGTAATCTTATAGTAGAAAGATGTAAAGTTTCTTTAGACGGATTAGGTAATTCAAAAGAATGCCAAAGAGATCATATACTCATATTTGGATTGTGGGCACCTAATAGATTTGGTATTGGAAACTATGAAGGATATAATATTGATAGACTAAAAGATGCTTATAGAAGTTTTATTATTCTTAAATCTAATATATCTGAAACTAATAAAGAAATCCCAATGTATTTTGACGGAGCTACTTCTGTATATAAAGAACTTCCTTCAGCGGATAAAATGTCAGAAGATACATATAGAAAAATAGAGACTAGAACTGTTACTCTTTAACTTATACTAGTAAAATCTTTTATATTATTAATATAAAAACTGAATAAAATATGGAAAAAGATAAATTATATCTAAAACAACCTTATAAAGAACATAAGGATTTAACTGTTCCAGTAACAGTACTAAAAATGCCTAATTCTCCTACTGATGATTATATTGTGTATTCTCCTATTATAGATAATACATTTTCTATAAGGATAGATGAATTAAAATCTACACCTGTAGATAGTGAATACGTAGTAGACAAAAGAGAAAAAGTAATTATGCCTTTAACAAAAAAAATGGTTGAAGTAATTGATATACTTGAATGTATTGCTAAATATGATGAAAAAGCCCCTTTAGTAGAAAAGGGTGGGTATTTTGAAGTTATTCAAAAAGATGTTAAAAAATTATTAGAATGATGAACAGATGGAAAATAAAATGGAATAGCGGTAATTTAGCAATTCTGTGTTCTAATTGTGATAAGATTATCAAAGAAGGAAGAGACTTTACTGAAGAAGAAATAAATGCAGTAAAAAATAGCATAGCTCTTCCATCTTATTACTGTGATGAATGTACTAAAAAAAGTAAGAAAACTTATGATAACCTTTAGGGATAAAACTTTCTGTTCACAAAATACTTGTATAAATTTTGATACTTGTACAGATGCTATGAATGATGAACAGAAAAGAAAAGGAGAATTATGGTGGGGAAGTCCAGATTTTCCATATTCTGTAGATAATAGAGTGCCTGCTTGTTATGAGTCTAAAAAAGAAGAAGAATGACAGAGGAAGAATTCAAAAAAAGTTTAAAAACTACTAAATCTTTTAAAAATAAAGAAGAAGAAAAAGAATATCTACATGAAGTAATAAAATACTGGTTAATTAACTATTCTCCTGCAGTTCATTTAAGTGTACAACAATTAAACGGCAGTGTAGTAGAAGTTGGTTGGTTACATGATGTACCTTTTATGAAAGGTGGTAATCAAGAACTTGCTCTTTTAAGGCGTGCATTTGTTAGTATTAAAAAAAATACTACCTTTGCAAGCTAATTTTAAATTTAAAAACAATGAAAAGAATATGTATAATTTTAAGTCTTATCCTCGCAATCAACCTAAGTAGTAAAGCTCCTACATTAGATAAAGAGTTTTTAGAAACTAGGTTTAACAACAATGTTAAAGAGATACTGCTACAAGACAGAATTAATCTAATTCTTAAAACTATAAGAATTATTGAGTCAAGAGAGAACTACCAATTAAAAGGAAAATCAAAAGAATATGGAGCATATCAATTTACTAAAGCAACATGGAAGTATTATTCTTATGTATTCTTTAAAAAATACTTAGATATAAAAATACCAGAAAATCAAGACTTAGTTGCTAGAGCTAAAGTTGATATGTTAGTAAGAAATGGATTTACTAATGAAGAAATAGCTTCTTTCTGGAATAGTGGTAGTAAAAAATGGAAAGGTAAAATAGGAACTAATAAATATGGTGTAAAATATAATGTTCCTAATTATGTAAATAAATTTATTAAAACTAAAAACTTATTAAAATGGTATGAAATATAACTTAAAAGATAAAATTGACTTCTTAGAAATGTCTTACACGCTTAGAGAAGCTTTTGAAGGATTTTACTGGGAGCGTTATCGTGGAGCCAATGATGCAATATTTGATTTTCTTGGAATAGATAAAAAAGAGTTTTCTGAAAAAGTTATAGGGTATAAAAGTTCAGTAGGAGGTTTTCCTATTATGAAAACTCTAGAAGATGTAGAGAAATTAACTGATGCTTTACTATTAGAATGTGCTAAGTTTAGATACCCTGTTGGGACTAAATTTAAATGTTTAGTTACTAAAAAAATTGATGAAATTCCTAAAGATGCGCATTTTAGGATAGGAACGCATAAACATGAAGCTAAAGATGTATATTCAGTTACTAATGGGTTTACTTTTTACTGTCATTTTAAGGATAATAAATGGGCAGAAGTAATAGAAGAACCTAAAACCAAAACTAAAAAAGAAGAATTTATAGTTGGACAGTGGTATAAACTACCAAAAACTAGTAATTTCCTTGCTAAATATAAATCTTTAGGCGCATGTTCAGAATATATTTCTGATAGAGGAGATTATTCAGGTATAGGAGGCTCTTGTAATTATGATGAGGCTATAGCTTGTTCATTAGAAGAAATTCAGCCATATTTACCTAAAGGACATCCAGATTTAATAGTTAAAGGATTTGTATTACCTGAAAGATGGCATGTTGTAGTAACTGAAGAAAACCAAGAAATACTTTCAAGATGGAAATATAAAGCGAGCACTCCTTTACTTAAAATCGGGTTTATTGTAGGAATTGCAACTAGTAATGGTAGACCAGATCATAATCCTGGACATATTAAAAAAGGAGATAGTTATGATTTCGGTGAAGAAATAACAACTGAACAATTTAAAAAGTATGTATTGAAAGAAGAAAAGAAAAGTATAAATGTAATGAGACCTTTTCCAACAGATAAACCATACTGGAAATTGAGGTGTATTAAAGAAACTACTAACTGGTATGATAGTCATCCTTCCAAAGTAGAAGAAAAGAAAAAGTTTTTTCCTGGGGATATTACATGGTGTGCTTTTGAAGAAGGTGAAACATGGAAAGGAAATTCTAAAACTGCCATTACTCCAGAAAATAATAAAAATACAACTAACTATAGACAGTCTGATTTTGAAATTTTAGAAACAGTAAATCCTACTAAATTAACTATAAATGATTTAATAGTAGGAGAATGCTATACTTCTGATGGAACTTATGGCCCTTATGTATTTCAATTTAGATCTATTAAAAATTCACATTATATAAATTTGACACATATGATAATGAGTAAGCCTGGTAACAATGGTGGTCAATATGCAATGAATACTGGATTAAATGATGCACATTGGGATAATTTGAGAAGAGCTACCTCTGAAGAGATTAAGTGGTTAAATGTATGTATGACTAAAGGAACATTTGTAGAAAAAGATTATGCCTTAAGAGGATATGATATGTATGGAAAGGCTTTAAAAGAAAATATTCCCGAAGAAAAATCTGATTCTGAAGAAAAATTCAAAGCAGGCGATATTCTTTATTTTCTAAATGATAAAAAACAATTTGCAGCTCCTACAGGAAGTATTGCTAAATGTGTTACTCCTTTTGATGGAAAATATATAAATATAGATTGGATAGATAATAAAGGAACTAATCAAAGTAGCGGGAAATATTATCCGAAAAATTTTAGAAAAGCATTACTACATGAAATTCCTAGTGAAGAACTAAAAGTTGGAGATTGGATTGTAGTTACTAAACAGTATGCGGATAATTATGCACATGAAGGATATATTGGTAAATTATTAGCAATAGCGGGCACAATAGGATTTAGAGTAGACCATCCAGAAATGAAAGGTCATGGGGACAGCTTTTGTAGTGAAGTTAGAAAAGCTAGACCTGAAGAAGTTCAGACTGCCTATATAAAAGAATTACACAAAGAAATGAACTATAGTGCAAGAACACGTAGAAGAATAGGTAATATAATTCCTGAGTGGATGGTAGGAGATTCTTATGAACAACCTACATTAAAAACAATTTTATCTATTGATGATGATGAACTTCCTATGGCTAGACCCAGAGAAGAAGTTAAAGTAACAAAACAATTAACAATTGATTAACAAATAATTATTAACTAACAATTAAATTTTTAAATTATGGCAAAGACAGTTTTAAATTCATTTTGCAAAGAATTTATTGCAAAGGTAAAAGGTGATGATGTAGAAGCACAAGCTGAAAAAGTATGGAGACAGGCTAATTCTGCTCTTAAAAGTTCAATCTCTTCAATGGAAGGTGATTTAATTGAAAAAGAAGATAGGGTTACGGAAGCACAAGAGAAGTTAATGGGGGCTAGGATTAATAATGGTAAAGCTATTACTGATAGAACTTACTATATTTCTCAGCTACTTGATGCTGAAGAAGGAGTAAGAATTGCTCAAAAACATCTTGATGCTCATATTGGTACTATTACTTTTTTGAAGGAACAGCATGAAAGTTTAATGAAAGAGGAGAAATAAATGGCAAGAGATTATTATAAAGTATTATTAGTAAGTCAGTCAGGTAAGGGCAAAACTTTTAGTTTCAGAAATATGGATAGAGAAACTACAGGATTTATAAATGTAGAGAATAAGCCCTTACCTTTTAAAGGAAATTTTAAGTATCATGGTAAACCTTTAGCAAGAGGTGGTGTATTTGCTGCTTTAAAAGCTTATAGCGATAATAAAGAAATAGATTGTATTGTTATAGATAGTTTAAGTGCTGTATTTGATATATTTATGGCAGAGGCAAAAGCTACAAAAAAAGGTTATGATATTTATAATTATTATAATGGGCTTGTTTCAGATTTTTTAACTGAAATTAAAAAGATAGAAAAAGAGGTATTTCTTACTGCTCATTATGAATGGATACAAGATGAAGGAGGTGCTAAAGAAAGAAGAGTAAAAACACAAGGAAAAGCCTGGGAGGGTACAATTGAAAAAGAGTTTTCTATTGTACTTTACGTTGATAGGCATTTAGATCCTAATACCAAAAAAGTAGAAGCTTGGTTTGATTTAGCATTAGATAACTCTAGTTCAAAATGTCCACCAGATATATTTGGAGAAGATGTTTTTAAAATACCAAATGACAGTAAGTATGTATTAGAAAAGATTGTTGAATTTACAAAATAATTAATATGAATAGAGCAACTAGAATATTAATATGGGCTTTCTTTTATATTCTTCTAGGAATAATGACAGCTCTTATTGGAGAACATTATTTTGAAAAAGCAGCTATTTGGTATGAATACATACTACCTAGTTTAACAATTATAATAGGTTTTTGGTACTTTGTAGAAGGTTTGAGTATGGGAAGAAAAAGTATTAAAATGGATTAATAAATTAAATTAAATAAATATGATAGAAAAAGTTTTAGATGGATTAAAAGGTATTGCTAAACTTATAGGTGGGCTTATATGGCTTTTAGTGGTGCTTCCTTGGATGTTGTCACAATGGTTGTTAGAATTACAAATGAGTGCTGATATTAAAGCCAAACAAAGACTGCTTGAGGAAATTAAACCTAAACCTGTTAAAAAAAGAGCACCTCGTAAGAAAAAAGTTGTAGAAACTATTGCAAATGAAACAATAAATGCTTAAATTTGCATAATACTAAGTAGCAGGGGAGTTGTTTTATAACACCTGTAAAAACTGTAAGTATGAAAATAAATATGAGTTTAAAAATGGAAATTTAAAAAAAACTTGTGCCCCCTCTAGGAGAGATTCCTAGAGTCAATGTTCTTACTAACTTACCATTAGAACAGTTATTAGGACATTTTTAGATGATTTCCATGCCTCTCATTGAAGCACACTTGGAAATCCTTTTACAGCAGGAGTATTCTAGAAATGCTCCTGCTATTTTTGACAAAAATAATCAATTAAACAATAATTAAATTAAATTTTATGAGTACAGAAGCAACATTTGGATTCACTGAAGAAACATCAGAAGTAGGTGGTAAATTTATTCAAATTACACCAGAAACTGCAATTGCAGAAGGTAGATTTATTGACAGCATGGAACTGATTGAAGATGGAGACAAAACGAGGTTTAAAGTAGTAGTAAAAAATGTACAAGGACAAACTGCGCAGAAAGCATGGTTTGAACCTAAGTTAGGTGGATTTGTAGATGAAAAAGTTCTTAAAACAAAGATTAGCCAATTTAATGGCGTAATGGCTAATATTGCTCGTAGATTTCTAGGAGAAAAATATGTACCAAAAGGAGTAACAGGTTTCAAAAGTTTGTGTAAAGTTGTAATGGCAGATATTGGAAATAAATATGAGGGGAAAGAATTACGTGTTAAATGTGTTTATAATAAAGATGGATTTCCAACTCTTCCTAATGTAGCACCTATATTTGAAAATATAGAAACAACTCCTTCAAAATTAATTATTAATCCTAAATATGATACTGTAGTATCATCATATAACCCTGGAAGTGAATCTCCAGATAATGATGATTTACCTCCTACACCAGAAGTAGCAACTACAGATGATTTTTAGTAATTAACATCAAATAGGGAGGAGAAATCTTCCCTATTTTTAAATTAATTACTATGTATGGATTTGGAGAAGAACTCACCAAAGAAAACCTTCTATCTAAAGTTTCTTCTTATGATATATTTAAACATTATAGTGAAAACTTTATAGAAGTAGGAAAACTATTCAATTCAGATTTTAGAGAAGATAATAACCCATCTTGCTGTATTGCTCAGATTAGAGGAGATTTAATGTATACAGATTTTGGTACTAGAGAAACATATAGATGTATAGACTTTGTAATGGCAAGACTAGGTTTAAATTTTGTAGGTGCATTACAACAAATTAACTCAGATTTCCATCTTGGATTAGGATATACTATAGATTTTAAACCAGATAGAACAGCTAGACCTGAAATACTAAAAGTTAGACCTAAGTTTAAAGAGAAGCAGTATACAGTTATTAAAAAGAAGAAAAAAGAATTTACTAAAAAAGATTTAGAATACTGGAATTCTTTTTATTGGACTGAATGGATGTTAAATGAGGCTAAAACTCAATCTATTTCTCATTATTGGATTAATGACAACATGTGGAGAATAAAGACTAATGAATTAGCTTTTAGTTATGAGTACTATTGGCATAATAAAAGAATGCAACGAAAACTTTATTTTCCAGAAAGAGATAACTTTAAATGGGTTAGTAATGTTGATAACACAATAGTTCAATTAGTAGATGTTGCTCCTAAAATGGGAGATATTTTATTCATTACTAGCAGTAAAAAAGATGCTGGTATATTTTGGAGAATGCGGTTAGATAAGATGTTTCCAGAGCTAATTATACATGGTGTAGCACCAAATAATGAAGGTGCATTTGTACCAAGTGATTGGTTTTATAAAATGCAAAATAGGTGGAAAAAGATAATAATTTTTTATAACAATGATAGTACTGGTATTAAAAATGCACAAAAATACGGTGAATTATATAATTTACAGTATTTTTATACACCTATAGATACACCTAAAGATCCAAGTGACTTCTCTAAAAAATATGGGTTAAAAGAATTTTTTAAATTAATAAAAAGTAAAATTTATGGGTTATAATGAAATATATAATAAAATTTTACAAAGTAGAAAACCTTTTCAAGTTGCTAAATCTGAAGAAATAAGAAAGAGAAATAATGAAGAATTAATGCAGGAAAATAGATTAAGGGAAGCAATTAGAGAAAGAAACTATCCTACTGCAAATCATACTGTCAAAAGACAGGTATACAAACTTTCAGAATCTTTTATTAACAGAGTATGCAAAATGAATTAATATTTATCCCAGGAAATATCCCATCACTAAAGAATAGCAAGGTAATGGGTAGATTTCCTTCTAAAACTGTTACCAAATGGTTAAGGCTATATGGAATACAGAGTTATAATTCTGGAAGAAAAGAAGTTAAATTTTTCAAAAGAATTCCTAAACAATATAATTTTGAAAAATTATGTAAACCTATAAAAGAATGTAGTATATATCCAATTAAGCTTGGATTTCATTTTGTAAGAGGTAGTAGACATAAGTGGGATTTTCATAATCCTTGTCATATATTATTAGATCTTATGACAGCTTTTGATATTATTCCAGATGATAATGTAAACTTCTTACTACCTTTTCCTTTAGAAATAGATGACAATTATTGGAACTATGATAAAACAGCTCCTGGTGTATATATTAAAATATTAAATTAAAATGAAATTAACAAATCAACAAATTACTGCTTTAGCAACTAAACTATACCGTGAAGTTAATCTTAAAATTAACAAGTATAATGAGAATCTAAATTCTGATAAAGAATTTGAAAAATGGGAGAAAAAGAATTCTAATTATAGAGTACTTTATAACAACGCTGTAAATGCTTGTAAGGCTATAATAGTCAATGATGAGCTAAAACTCTTTTGTGATTATTATATTAATAGCGTAAGTAAAAAATCTACAGAAGAAATAGACCAAATAGTGCGTACTGTATATAGAAGAGGATTGCCTTTAAAACAAGGTATCGGATTAGATACTATTAAAGAAGATATTGTTATTGAAACTATAGATTCAGAAAATGTAGATGAAATGTTAGAAAAAATAACTAGTAAATATATCAACTTTTAAAAGTTTTTACGAAATTGAAAAATATATATAAAGTATTAGAAGGAGTATATAATAACTTAGAATTACGTAGAACAGTTGTTCCTTTATTTATGGGAAAAACTGGTATTGGTAAAACTCACATCATTAGAAAATTTGCAGAAGATAAAGGAGTACATTTAGAATTATTTCTAACTTCTTCTAAACCACCTTTTGAAATTGACGGTATTGGTGTCCCAAATACAAAAAGAACACAAGCAGTTCACATAGAATTTGAAAATATACTCAAATTAAAAGATGGAGATATACTATTCTTTGATGAAATGCCTAATGGATTATTACCCACTTTAAATGCTAGTTTAACTCTATTAGAGAGTAGAATTACTGCAGCGGGGAGAAAGTTACCTGATATAATGATTGTAGCAGCAGGTAATAAAGAAGGAATGACACCAATGACTCCACAAATTAAAGAAAGATTTTTGTGGTATGATACAGTTTTTGATGCTAAAATGTGGAAAGAATATATGTTTAAAAAGTATGGATTAGTTAATGCTGTGTCTAATAAATTAGTAAGTTTAATAACAGCAGAAGATTATAGTACTTATAACTTCTGTACTCCTAGAAGTATTGATAAAGCTGTAAATATGATAATTAATGATATATTTACTCCATATGAAGTTCTTTTAAAACCTATTTTAACTACACTAATTGAGAATAAGACAGAAAACCCTGTAAAACTCAATGATGAAAGAGAACTTTTACCTGGAGAAAATATTCCTTGGTTAGATTTAATTAGGTTAAATAAAAATATCAGTATTTTTAATATTGAAGAAGAAGGTTTGGGAAAAACTAAGCATTATGAAATTTTAATGCTGGATGAGAATGATAATATTATTGGAGAAATAGAAAACATTGAAAAATTAAAATTAATGTATCATTTTTCTGAACAGGCTTTAAAGGATATAGAAAGAGGTGTTAAAATAAGCCCCACCCCCCGCACCGCCCTCGCTTCTCTCTCTCCTTCTCTTTTTCTTTTTTTTTCAAAAAAAAATAAATAATTAATTTATGGAATTATTAACAAGTAAAAAGTTTAAATTGCCCACTATCTATTTTATTACAAATAGAAAGGAAATAAAAGAACTTCCTATAGGAATTCCTTTTATATATGGAGATGAATCTGTCAAAGATAACTTGATTAGAATATTAGAATATGAAATACTCTATCAAAGAGCTTTAGCTACAGGTTTACCTTTTAACTTTAAAAAGATATTAGAAGATGAAGGATATGCTATACAAGATTATGAGTGGTGTGAAACTGTTTATGTCAATTACTCTACAAGTGGAAATGTTAATAGCATAAAAGATGATGATGATCTTAAACTTGAGCAAATACAGCACAGTTTAGGAATTAGACAGTATATAAATGATGCTGTTGCTATTCTAGACATTCAAGTAATAAAGAATCTAAATATTTTTCCTATTTGGTTAGATAATATAGAAGAAGCTGTTAAAACAAATATACACAACTTTTCTGTTTATAATCCAAATATGTATAATAAGAAATTGGATGGAATGTATGGAAGTATAGAACTAACTTCTCCTAAAAAGAATTTGTTTATATTTGATATATCTAGAAGTATTCCTAAAGGTATAGGAAGTACTTTTTTAGCTATGGGTAAATATTTAGGAGAAACTTTCTATGCTGATATTTTAATTACAGGTAGGAAAAGTGTTCTAATTCCTTACGAAGAACTACATACAATAACTATAGATACTGCATATAAACAGTGGGGGAATGGACAAGAAAATAATATGTTCAAAAAACTATTAACTTCTGATACCAAGCAGTATGGCACAGTCATATGCTATGGAGATAATAATCATCCTGGCGATGATTGGCATAGTGATGGTAGTTGCATATCAGATGAAGATGGTAAGAAGTTGTGTAGATGGGCTATAGATAAATTAATTTCACTACATACAGAAGGTACTAGATACTTAGCTGGATATAGTAGATGGTTTGATGTAGAAGAAAAAGATATTACAAGAGTAAATAATTGGATTAAATACCTAAAATAATTAAATTACAAATAAATTAAAATTAAACAACATGAAAAAGATTTTTGTAACAAAAGAAACCTTGAGTTTAAAAAATGGTGGTTATTTAGTAGCAGGTGATGATAATATTCCTGTATTTAATCAAAAGTTTGTTGCCCTTCAAAATCACGCTGAATGGGTAGTAACTTTTGCAGAAAAAGCAAAAGATAAAGATTTTGTTGGTAAAGTTCCTGATACAGTTCAAGATGTTGTAAATGAAGTAAGAGCAGTACTAAATAATAAAACTGTTAAATATGTAGATTCTCCTGAAAAAGTAAATAATAGTTTGTCGGAAAAACTACAAAAAGAAGCTTTAAACTTTATTGCATACCAAGCAAAAAAGACAAGAGCAGATAAAATTAATGCTTTTTTGCAGCAGTTTAACATTATTAAGGAATTTGAAGATTTTGGTCTATATTTTGAGGAAGACATTTGTAAATTAGACAAAATTTATACAATTGAAGAAATTGTAAAAGCTGTAACAGAAGTTATTGACTTAATTGATTAATTTTTATTAATTTAACTTAATAAAAGCCTGATAGAAATGTCAGGCTTTTTTAATATTCTAATATGGAACTTAAATATTATTTAAAAATAGAAATTAGATATTCAATTCCAGAAGATGAAAATTTACCAGAAGATACCCATCAACAAATATATTTTAATAAATTCATAAATTCTGATTTATTTAACACTGAAGAAGAATGTATTAATTATGGAAATAATTTAATAATTGATAATAGATGGATAGAGCAATATCCTGGTTATAAAGGATTAGAATTAAAAAGAAAATTAGGGTATCCTTTAGTAGCACCATCATTAAAAAATGGGGCAAAGATTTTTATTAGTGTTCGTTCATTGAAAATATTTAATTATATAGATATGAATTTAGAACTGCAAAAATTTAATATAAGAGAAATTAAAGAAAAATTATGAGGGAAAATATAGAACAAGTTATTGAATGGCTAAAAAAGAAAAAGATTAAAGGCTGTATTACAGGCTCTACATTATTAGGAGTATTTCCAGATGAAAAACATCCTCAAGATGTTGACTTTTTTGCATATACGGAAAAATCTTTTACAGAAATGTTTTATGCAATGTACCATGATAAAATGTTTCATATAGTAGATCCTTTGGAAAAATGGAAGGCAGATAAATTCATTAATGACCCAAAACAAGGATATGTAGGAATTACTACAATTAAATTTGTATACAATACTTGTGTTCCAGTAAATATTATATATAAAGCAAAATGTGAATCTGCATTTGCAGTATTAGCATCATTTGATATGAATATTATTTCCAAAGCATATGATACATTTTTGGAAAAAGAATTAGACTTAACAGAAGGATCTACAGAAACTAAAATTGCATCTTGGAATAAGTGGAATACTAACTTTTATGACTCAGAACTATGGCAAATATCTCGTATTCTCAGACAGTTAACTAGAGTAATTAAATACCACAAAAGAGGGTATAATACTGATGCTGTAGTTCTAAAATATATAGAATTAATTGATGAGGTACAAAAGTTTCAAAACATTTTTGATTCTGATAATTTTAGTGAAAAATTAAAAATAAGGAAAAAGAACACTAAAATTGTTAAAGAGATCTGTAAAGTATGGCTAGAAACGCATGAAATTACAGATGAACAACTAGAACTATTACAAGAAAAAATTAAAGAAATATAATATGACAGTTACAATAGATGAATTGTTAAATGCTTTGCAAAATCCATCAGAGGTTACTTTAGAAAATACTAAAGATACTTGGAGCAGAATAGGAAGTAAAGATGATTTTGCAGAACTAGGAATGGAACAAAGTGAATTAGATGCATTCTTAAAAGAATGGCAGAAAGATAATCCTTATGAAAATATTTAGATATGGAAGTAAAAGATATAAACAGATTACTTAGAAAAGTTAAAAAGTTCATTAAAGATAATGGACTAGATTTTGATGGAACAGGAAGTGACCTAAATGGTACATGTGTTATACTTGCAGGGTATATTTCTTACCTACTAGAACAAGAAGGGGGGAATAGGCATGATGGAGAAGAAATAATATTCAAATTATCTCTATCACCTAGTGCAGCTACAGAATTAGATAGAGTATTTGATTTTGCTTATGATAATTGTTATGAAATCTTTTGGAATACTAAAGAAGCAAGAGAACAATATGTATTTTAATCATGCGTACTTTCTTATTAAGAGGTAAAGAACCGATAGTAAAATTTAAACTATTACCAGATGGAGTAATGTATAAAGGAGTAGTACCAGATGGCTATAACCTAGCTGTCTCACCTACTCCTGGATACATTGTTGTAGATATAGACAACCATGAAGGAAAGAAGAATGGTTTTGATATAATACATCCTCATATTCTTAAAGAATTATTATCTACTTTGCACTACAAAACTAAAAATAATGGAATGCATTGTTGGTTCAAATACACTGGAGATAAAAAATTAGGAAATAAAACTTGTGGTCAAGGTATAGATTTAAGAACTGAAAAAGGATATGTAGCATGGTGGCATACTAAGCCTATAGAAGAGTGTTTAGATGAAATTAAAGAAACATCCGAACTAATGAATAATTGGCTAGAAGGATTGTTTTGCTACAAAGCGGTTTTAGATAAAAAAATAAATAATTATGATAGTAACATTAAATGAATTAAAAAATGTTTCTCTACCTGAAGAAACTAGAAGTTACACACCAGTTCCTCATGGAGAATTTATAAATATTATTCGTGAAAAAGCAGATAAAGAAGGTTTTCAGTTTGTAAGAGAAGATTATAAAATTGCTAGAGAAGGTGATTTAATGTCTGGTAAACTTATATTTATTGGAGATGAGCCTGGAATTAATATGCAAATAGGAATTGTTAATTCTTATGACAAAAGTAAAAGTGCTATGATAGGGATTGGAGCAGAAGTGTTTATCTGTATGAATGGGTGTCTATCAGCAGATTACGAAATGAGAAGAAAACATACTACTAATGTATGGAGAGATTTAGAAGAAATGATTTCTCAAAGTGTTAAAATGCTGTATGATAATTACAGAATGATTATAAGTGCAAAAGATAGATTATCTGATATAGAATTTGATAAAAGAGCACAAGCAGAGCTATTAGGAAGAATTTTTGTTGAAGAAGAAATTGTAACGCCTACTATGGCAAATATTGTTAGAAAAGAAATTATAGGGTCTACAAAATTTCTTGAAGATACCGCATGGTCTTTTTATAATCATGTTACACATGCTCTTAAAGAATCTCATCCTATTGAGTACATTGATAGACATGTAAGTTTTCATAACTTTATAATGACAAATTTTAGATAATGAAGTCTAAATTAGTATTAATAGATGCAGATGGTTTATGTTATCATTCTTCAAAAGAAACTCTTCAAGAATCTATAGAAATAATTGATGAAAAAATAAACAACATTTTAGAGAAAACTGAAGCAACTCATTATAGTTTATTTATTTCAAATAATCCTTATTTCAGACACAAAATAGACCCTTTATATAAAGCATCAAGATCTAAGTGCAGTTCATCTTTAAAGTGGCTTAAAACACTTAAAAAGTACCTTGTAGAGGGTTATAATGCAAACAGTATGTATTTAGTTGAAGCTGATGACTTAGTAGCATATTGGTTTAATAAAGATTTACATATTGCAGATGACGGTAAGATAGAACCTAGAGAAGTATTTGATGATGCTTTAGATTATTGTAAACAAGAAAAACTAGATTTATTTCATTATGAACCTTTAGAAGTTATTATAGCAAGTCCTGATAAAGATTTATTGCAATCAATTCCAGGTAAACATTTTAATTATACTTATAGATTAGAAGAAAAAGATAATCCTGGTAGTTTAATTAAAGGTTGGTGGGTTGAAACTGAAAAAAAAGACTGTATGAAATTCCAACTTATGCAATTGATATGTGGAGATACTACAGATGGAATTAAAGGAATTGAAGGTAAAGGAATAAAATACTTTGAAAAAATTTATGATTCTATAGAGTTTTATTCATTTGATACAGTTTTGCTTCAGTATATAATGACGTATGGAAACAGTCAAGGTATCTATGAATTTCAAAAGAACTATAGATTACTTCATTTACTAGATTGCGATAGAGATTTTGAAAGAGAAGTTGGAGAACTACCTGAATTACCTCATATTAATGAAGTAGTTAATACACAAAATGAAAGTTTAGAACAAGATAATGGTTTTTGATATGGAAATTAAAATTAACGTTGTAAAAGTTGCTTCAGAACTTGCTGAAGAAAGGTTAAAAGAACCTTTTAGAGAAGCTGGATATACTGAAGATGAAATTGATACCAGATTATTTGAAGAATGTGATGATGGTGTGTTTAGATATAGAGAAGACTATTTAAATGAGTCTTTAGAGTTATATGATTATTATTATGATAAATTAATAAAATATGGAAAGGAGATAGATGAATAAATCTTTTATTATAGAAAGAGATGCACTAACTCAAGTTTGGGAGAAACAAAAGTTTACTGTTGAAGCAGAAGATTTAACTACTGCTATTAATAAGGTAAGAAGAACTCCAAAAGAAGAATTGTACAAAACTTTTAAATTTGAACTAGAAACTTTGCAAAATACAGAAAAAGAGTTAAGTAGTCAAATTAATGTTGATAAATGCTATGAAATACCCTACCAACCAAAATTAAACCTTTAAAGCCTTTTATAATGAACTCTATCAAAATTGAAGCGGGAAATGAGATTAAGTATATTCCTAAAAATGCTAGGATGATAGAGCTTTACACTAATACCATTGAAGTTACTGAAGAAATTATAGCAGAAACTGGTGAAATTAAAGGAATAACTATTGGAAGTAAAACTGTTAAGGTAGGTGATAAGTTCTCACATAACTATGAAGAAATACCAAGTAGTTATGAAGTGTTTAAAATAATGAGAGGAGGAGACTCTAAACTTACTTTTAGACATAAATATACAATTCTTTCACATGAAAGAAATAAAACAACTGACTATATTCTTCCTTGTTTAGGGCAGAATAAGGCATATTTTGATACTGATGGGTATCTTATTAATGCTTACTTAGGAGAAAAAGATACAAAATTATATTTATTGTATAGATTTGCTAAAACTGAATACTATGGTGAGTTAGAAAAAAGACTTTTCAATCATCCTAGATTTCTGCAATTAAAGAATTCTATACCAGGATATGATTTATTTATTTTTAGTATTCCAGAATATATTGAAGATGATATACAACTATTTAAAAAAGGAAAATATTCAAAATTATCTAAAGAGTTAAAAAGTATGATAAAACTTTTTTATAAATTGAGTGAAAAAAGCAATTTATGGAAAATATTGACAAAAGATGAATCTCTTATCAAACAATTTGAAGATAACTTTAGAACTCCTAGAGGATTTTTCTGGAATATAGATTTAGATATAAAACCTAAACTAGAGCAGGAATTATGGAAACAATAATAATAATTTTAATTAATGTTGCAGCATTAAGCCTAGGAGTTGTCCTAGGTTTAATGGTTGCATTATACTTACTATGGAGACAACTATATGAACAAGGAATGGTTACAGAAGACTTTTGGCTCTGGTTGGCACGAATGTTTGAAGACATATTTAGAGAGTGAACATTTTAATAAATTAGGACAAGGACTAGCACATTTAAGAACTACTAAAACTATATATCCAACTAGTGATAGAGTATTTAGATGCTTTAAAGAAACTCCTTTTGATAAAGTTAAAGTAGTTCTATGGGGGATGGACCCGTATCCAACAGAAGGATTTGCAGATGGGCTATTATTTTCTAATAGTTTGAGTACAGGAATGGCTCCAAGCCTAAAAAATGTGTTAATTGAAGTAGATGATAACTATCCTGAGTGGATAGATAGAGTAGATTATGGAAGATTGGATAGACAAGACTTACTAAGATGGGCTAAACAAGGAGTATTGTTAACTAATGCAGCACTTACTGTAGAAAAAGGTAATCCAACTTCGCATATAAAATATTGGAACAAATTTACTACTGCTGTGTTAGAAGCATTAAATACTAAAAATGAAATAATTCATGTATTTTTTGGTAAAGAGTCACAAAAATATGCTAAATTTGTGACAAATAAAACTCATACTATATTGAATATCACACATCCTGCAGTGCATAGTTATGGAGGAAGTGGTTTCTTTGGTTGCAATGTTTTTAAGAATATAAATTGTGAATTGGAATATAGAAATAAATCTATAATTAATTGGTAATTATTACTATTTTTAGTAAATTTGTAATTAATATTAATTACAATTAATACTAATTATGGGGAAAATAAAGTATTTAGTAGATGAAAATTATTTTGATGTTATAGATACTCCTAATAAAGCATATATTCTAGGGTTGTTTTGTGCAGATGGGTATAATAATGAACAAAGAGGTACTATAGTACTTAATCTACAGGAACGTGATGTTGACATTTTATTAAAAATAAAAACTGAGTTGAAATACGAAGGTAACTTAACTTATGATGTTAAAGATTTTACTAGACAAAATCAATATAGACTTACTATTACACGGAAAACTTTAAGTAAATCTTTGGCAAATGCAGGATGTCCACAGTACAAAACTAAGTCATTGAATTTTCCTGAGCTGGATGATACTCTTTATTCTCATTATATTAGAGGATTTTTTGATGGAGATGGCTGGTTTTGCTTAGATTCCAGATATAATAATAAAGTGGCTACTTTTGGTATCATTGGATTAGATAATATTCTTTTTAAAATTAAGAATATATTTAAGATAAATGATATTGAAAGTACCATTTATGATTATAAAAAAGGTAAATACACCATAAATAATATAAGGTATTTAAGATGTTTCAATAGAAAAGAATTAATAAAATTATACAGTTATTTATATAAAGATGCTGAGTTGTTTCTAGAACGAAAACACTATTCTTTTAAACTATTTATGGATGCAATAAAAAGCAAGAAATAAACAAATAATACAATGGTAAAATGAAAAATTTAATAGAAAAAATTAACTCTGCAAAAATAATACAAACTGAGTATCCAGATGAAATGTTATTCCCTAAAAAAATACAAGAAATTCTTTATTTGTGCACAATAGTTGCAGATGAGTTATATATAGATAGGCATAGATGGTATGAATTATCTACTACAGTTTATGAATTTGAAGGTCAGTATTTTGGTATTGAATATGTTACACAGTGTTACTCTGAAAGTAGCTCTATTGAAGACATGTATCACACAATTAAAGCTTTCCCAATGAAAGCTGTTCAAGTCACTACTTATGAAAAAATATAAGCAAATAATATATTTTTAACATGTTTAACAGGAAAAGAAAAGAAAATAAGAATAAAACTATAATTGCTGAACAGTATGAAATAGTTACTAAACTTGAGTTTAAAGTAAAGTTAGAGAATGAAAGACAAATTAACGCTCTAAAAAATATTTTAAGTGGTGCAGAAGCTTATATGTACTCTAGAAGGAGTTACAGTGATATGGATTACTTTAAAGAAGAACTTGCTCTTATAAAAGAATTTAAAAAGGTTATAGACTTTACTTAAAAAAAATATTTAATACTATTATGAATACTTTAGAAAGTTTTGAAAGAAGAGCTGAACATGAAATTGAACTTATTGAACAGGATGATTCTATGTCGGTTGAAGAAAAAAGAGTTGCTATAAAGGAAATTTATAATGATCTAAAAAGAATAGCAAGAAAATATGAAGAAGACACTTATACTTAAAGAGTTATGAAAGTATTTGAACAAGAAGAAATTGATAAAGCTGCTGAGAAACATGCAAATTATGTTGTTTCAGAATATACTCCTACTGAATGGAGTAATCAGCAACTTAAAAATTTAATAGAAGCTAATTTTAAAGGTGCTGTTAGTTTTGCGAAATCTAAAGTAGAAGAAATAGTTGTTGAATTTGGAGAATACTTATTAGATAATGTAGAATTATTTGATGAGTGGAGTAGGTGTAAAGTATCTACAGATTATTGCTTTAAACAATTTTTAAAAGAAAGAAATGAGACCTGATACTGATATAAAAAGAATATGGTTTACTGCAGATTTACATCTACTTCACCCTAAAATAGTGGAGATTTGCAGTAGACCCACTTCTATAGAAGAACATGATGAATGGATTATTAGTAGAATAAATGAGAAAGTTGGTAAACAAGATCAACTTTATATTCTAGGAGATGTTAGTATGGGAAGTAAGAAAAATACTGAACCTTTAATAATGAAAATTAAATGTAAGAACAAGTTCTTAATAATAGGGAACCATGACAACAATTTGTTAAATTCCACACTGTTTACTCAAATTACTCAAATTAAGAATTTTACATTTAACTCTCCTAGTTATCCTAATATTCATATAGTGCTATGTCATTATCCCATAGCTAGTTGGGAGAGGAAAATACATGGTGCAATGCATATGTATGGGCATGTACATGGAAGATTTCAAAATTCAGGATTAAGTTTTGATTGTGGGGTAGATGCTCAAAATTATTATCCTATATCTTTAGAGGAAGTATTTGATAAAATGACTAAAATAAGTTTGAGTATGTTTTAATACGGGTAAATAAGTACATAAAATTAAAATTATATGAAACAATTTGAACATCCTAATATGGGTAATGATTGGAAATGCCCTATATGTAATACTAATGAAGATAAACCAATAGTATTAATGGGAGTAGACGGAACTGAAGATGGTAATATAGAAGAAGCTGAACAAATTCATTTGGATTGTATTAATCTAAGGCTGAATAAACAATATAGACTAATATATCAGAAATATGGGTAAAAAAGTTAATATAGATGATTTAGTAAACTGGTGGTTAGAAAAATATCATGGTACTAATATAGAAAAAATTTTAGAAGAGAATCCTAAATGGAAAGAGAATCCTAGTGAACATACTAGAGAGTTCTATGAAAAGTATGCTGTAACACAGGAGCAACATGATGAATGGTTACAATGGGCTAAGGAATATACTAAAAAGGTAACTAAAGTTAGAGGAGAATTATTTAATAGAAGTTGGGGCTTTGTTTATTTAGATTGCGCCCCACAGGTAATTAAAACTAAAGAAAATGAATAACAAATTGAAGTACAAACTTATAAAAGAATATCCAGGTTCTCCTGATTTAGGTTGTATATTAAAGTATGATAATGAATGTGATGTTTCAGCAGATGTTAAATACTATCCAGAATTTTGGGAAAAAGTTGAAGGAAAGAATTGGGTAATATTAGGAACAGTAGTTATGAGATTACCTGATAGAGTAAAATTTAAACTTGGAGATAAAGTATATAATCCTAAATGCCCCACACAAAAATTTACAATAGAAAAATTCTATTTAGATTGTGAAGGTAGGCATATGTTAGTTGGCCCAGGACATGTTGGAATACATAAGATTGAGCATTATAAAGAACCTTTATTAAAAGATGAATTTGGTAATGAATTATTTGAAAGAGATGTTTTTTGGTTCGTAGATTTTAATTTTGAAATGTGGCAAGGATTAGTATGTGATAGTAATATTAGAAAAAATGTAAAACATTTTAAATTTAGAAAAGATGCAGAAAAATATATAAATGAAAATAAACCTAAATTTAGTAAAAAAGACTTATTAGATTTTATAATAAACGCTAAAATTTTCTTCAGTTATGAAAATATTAAATATACAGAGGAAAATTATATATTTTTTGCCAGAGAATGGATAAGAAAGAAAAAGGGAGATTAAGTTCTCCCTTTTTATTTAAAATACTTTATTTCTCATATTAACTGTCTTATTGTATTGATTTATAAGATAAAAATTAGATGTAATATTTCTCCACTTTTGTTCTTCCTCAGATTCTGTTAGATCTTCAAATATTAGATCTAGTGCTGAATTAAAACCTCTGGTTGCTCTAATAGGAATTGCTAAAATTGGAATTGGATCTTTCACGATTTCAATAAATGTTTTAGGGCTTAGGTAAAATGTAGTGTCAGCCATGACTCTATTTAGCATATTTAGAGCCATTTTAGCATCTTCATTATCGTCATCATCATCTATACTTGCTTTTAATAATAAGTATATTGAGAACATTGCTGCGTAGAGATAAATTTCCATAAGATTTCTTCTCATATTCTCCAATACTAGATTTCTATCTTTAGCAGAAATATTATTTAAATCTACTTTACCAGTAAAATGCCCAGCAACTAATTTACCTAATACCTGAAAAGACTTTTTAAACCCCAGTTTACCAAAAGTTCTGTATCTTCCTTCAACTTCTCTTTGCAAATCATCATCAAATTTTCTACTTTCAAATCTTTGTGCAATACCTTCTATCATCCAACTTGCTCTAAATTGTGCTAACATTCTAGTTAGTACATATTTTTTATACATTGGGGATGCATTAGGATCAAAGTTACCATGCAACTTTATTTCTATCTTATTTACATATCTATTAAAGTCTAGAAAAGCTTTATTATCTTCAGGATTAGTCCAATCTCCCCTCCATTCTTTATTTTCTCCAAATCTTTCCACATTCCATTCACCACTATCATCAAAAGCTTCCCATAAACTTATTTCTTTTTCTATACCATTCTCAACTACATTAACTTTTTTATTTAACATAATAGAAATCATAGTCTGCCCTTTGATAAATAAATCTCCTTTCCTAAGTAGTACATAAGGAAAAGCCTTTAATTTCTTCAATGTTTCATTTTGTGTATCTGAACTGTTATACTCTAAATTTTCATAAAGAAGATTAAATTTAGCAATTAAATTGGTAGCCTTATCCAACTTACCATCTTTTAAATTCAATGCAGATTTCCACATTAATCCAAAAGCTTGTATAGTTTGTTTTGGATTAAAATCTGTTTTTCCTGCTGCCCAAGTTAAATTCGATAGAACACCAAACATATAGTTATTAAATGCTGAGAAAGGGTTAAACCAAAATGCCATAGCCTGATTATACCTCATTAACTTATCTGCAACTTTAGACATTACTAAGTTTCTACCAAGACCGTTAGCTTCATCTTCAAGAGGTTTAATTAATTTCTCATATTCATCTTGAGTAATTTCATCATTATACAGTTTATCCTCAATCTCATCTCTTTTTTCTACTAGTTGTTTATATCTTTCTTTAACCTTCATTACTTTTATATCATTCCCAAACATCTCTTTGAGAAGTCTAACAGCAGTATCAGCATCATTAGATTTTCTTAATTTTTTAAAAGCCTTTTCTATTTCTTCTGCTTTATCTTGATTAACTATTTCAAAAGTATTTCCTTTAAAGGTTTTAATGCTAGTTACCCCTTCATCCATTTTAGTCTTCTCAAATAGTTGAGAATCCATAAACCACTCTATAGTTTCAAGAGTATTATTTAATTCATTTGTAGTATATTCTTTGCGTTGTTTACTTTTAGCAATAGATTGCAGAAATTTATGTGCTAATTCTGTTCTATCCTGTACTTCACTTTTATACTTATAGTTAAGAGCCATTGTACCAAACATAGGAAGAATTTTTTCTAAATCTCTACTTCTTTCATCCACTGGTATTGGAGATGTAAATTTAGTAGGTATACTTTTATATAATTGTCCTATCTCATTTTCTTCTAAAAATCTATTCTCCATTCCAGCCGTAGAAGTCATACTATTAATAAAGTCTTCACCATATCCAGCTACAGCACCTTTAAGTCCTTCTGCATTCATAGCAAGAACAAATTCTCTTTTTATTCTAGGTAAGAAGTTAGCTTGTATATCTGATCTAATATGTTGAGGTAAATAAGACATCATCTCATCCATAAATTCCCTTATAGTATTGTATGCTTCTAATAATTCTTTATCATTCTCTATTCTTTCATAGTTAGCATCATACCATTCAGTTTTTTTACCTTCAATTATTTTCTTAGGTTTATTAACAACAAATCTATTAAAAGTAGATTGAGTAAATTTCTTTGTTTGACCTTCTATGGGAGCATCTTGTTGTTCTAACCAAACTATAGGACTATTTTTATCTACCCATTCTGATACTATCATAGTAGCCTGTTCAGAACTTAATTCTCCAGTTTCTACTTTTTCTTCATTAAGCCTCTTAATTATTTCTAAATTCTCTAAATATTTTTGATAAGACTCTGCTGCTTGTTCTATAATTTCATTAGCTCTAACCTCTCCAAACTGCTCTTTAAGATATTCAATGTGCATTTCCTTAGTAACACCCTCTCTAGACTCGTATTTACTATCAATAAAATACCTCATATCTACAGTAACAGTATTATCTTTAAGAAATTTAGTTAGTTTTTTATAAGCGTTGTTTCTGCTAGTAGTAGTAGATTTAGGATTAGTTATACTTTTTCTCAATGCATTATACGCTGCCTTTCTAGCATCATACCAAGTTTGAGAATATCTATTAGTCATATTACCTGTTGGGTTCCCATCTTTATCTACTTGCCATAAAAGGCTCTCTAATCCCCTTTTTTTAATAGGAGCCAAAACATCTTTAATTCTTTGACTCCAACTTTTCATTATTTGATCCACTCTAACAGCAGCATCTCTATTCATTTTATCCAGAACAGTCAGATATTTAGTACCTGTAGCACCTAGCCATCTACCAAATTCTGTACCTTTATCCAAGTCTTTTAATTTATAAAGTTCTTTAAGAAATTCAGAAGTACTTAAATAACCTGCCTGCTTAGTTAAGAATTCTGCATTAATGTTAAATAGTCTATCTGTTATACCTTCAGAATCTATTCTAGCTCTTAAAGCATCAAATTTCTCAATCACTCTTTCATCTAAAGCATCTCTTTCAACTCCTTCACCGTAAAGTATAGTTTTAATATCATACCACAACTCTATAACTCTTTTAGCTTCATTTAATTCTGCAGGATGGAAATTTTCTTTATTAAATAAACTAACTACCCAGTCTAATTGTAAATTAGCAATATTTATAAGAGTATCTAAATCCTGGGAATTCTCCAACTCTTCAATTTTTTCTTTTAACTCTCTACTATGTTCATGCAATTTAGCTTTTTCAAGATTATCTTCAACAGAAGTTTTAGATTTTAAGTCATCTAATCTTCTTTGTTCCAGCCTTAATTGACCTTTTAAATGAACTATAGCTTTTTCATAAGGAACAAATACAGGCTCTGATTCTATTTCAGGAGAAGGCTCTTTATAAGGAATTCCAGTACCTTTTTCATCCACATATATTTCAAGTCCCTTAGATTGTCCATATTTTTCAATAAGCTCTACTAATCTAGGATCTGCTGCTTCTGTTATTCTACATTTCATATTACTCACACTTAAATTTTATCTGACCTGTGCTGATTAATTTTCTCATTAATTCTCTTTGTTCTTTAGTTAATGTCTGCATATATTTACTTACTGACATGCCTAAATCTCCTTCAAAGGTAACATTTTCTTTTGGTTTTACAATAGTTATTTCTCTCCACTGATTTCCATATTCATCAGTAATAGTTTTAACATTATTTTTACCAAATTGTTTCTCTAATATTTTGCCTACTCTAATCTCATAAAATGCTTCAATAGGTTTAAGTTTTTCTATACCTTGTGATTTAAGATTCTGTTTTTGTTTTTCTAATTGCTCAATACCATAAGTCCAGCTTCTTTCAGCAAGTAATTTATTATTATATGGTTTATCGTAGCCAAACCACATCCCCTTATTTTTACCTTGTTCTATTATGCCAAAATCAGTTTTAAATCTAAGTTTCAATCCAGCAATACGTGTATCTAAAGCTTTTATCTCATCAGCAATAGTTTGATGACCTTCAATTTTAGCAGCAGTTTCACCTTTAGGAAATAATACTTTCTCATATCCTTTCTTAGCACTATCTTGCACAATAGATTTAATAAAGAATGTTACCCAATTAGAGTCTTTGTTTAGAAGTTGTAAAAATTGATTACCTTTAGTATCATTATAAATTGGTGCAGGTAATGGGCTACCTTCCTCATCATAATCTATAGTTTCTAAACCAGTTTCTCTAACTAATTCTTTACTATCTCTACCTTTCTGAAATAAATCAGATTGTATTTCCAGTATTCTACGAGTTTTAGAACCTTCAACTTCTTTAGTTTTCATGGGAAAAGGTAAATATTCATCCTCTAATTTTTCCACATATTCTGCTTCTTTACTGATTTTTTCATCACTTCTAAACCAACCTATACCTTTATCTGTACTAAACTGAGCATGTCCTTTAATAGAAGGTGTAATTAATGGAGTAGATATTTCATTCTCAGTATAGTTAGTACCTCCTGGAACTGTTAAGTTAGCATAATAACTAGTAGGTTCTCCTTTTTCACTTTCAGCTGCATTTCTATTTTGCATTATTGCTTCTATTGGAATTCCAGGTTCTGCCTCAAAACTACCAAATTGTTTTTGTTTGTTTTTAGCAGTATTAACTTCAACACTATAACCATAATTACCAACTAAATCTAATAGTTTTTCTTCTATAGTATTGCCCCTACTATTTTTTAATAATTCTATTTGTTCTAAAGGTATCTGTAAATCTTTCTGTATTTTAGTCCATAACACATCTTCATTTTTAATACCTTTAGCCCAGTTATTTATTTTATTTAAATTATTAAATACTTTATTAACTACATCGTATACATACTGTACTTGTCCTTCTTCTCCAAATACAAGATTAACTTTATTTTTATCATACCCTTCAACTAAAGGGCTTATAGATAAATCTATATCATCAGCAATATTACCTGTTAATTTATCTTTAAGTATTTGTTCCTTATCAGTTACTTCTTTTTTATTTTTAGTATTCCAATCATATTTATTAATTAAATAATCTAAAGCAGTAGCATGAGAAGGTTGACCCAATTCTTTATAATAAAAAATAGGTTTATTTTTTAATTCTCCAGATTCAAGTTGTTCTCTAATCCACTGTCTTCTTTGAAGAAGATTATCATATAAATCAGAATTAATATTATTTAAATACTTTTCATAAAAAGAAGAACTAATATCTTCCTCTTGAATAATCCATTGAGTATATGCCTCAACAGCTTCTTTTATAGTTTCTGTTTTTATTAATCCTTGTGTTTTTCCAGTAGGAGCATGACTAAAAGGATTACCAAAATGTTCATTAGTTCCTTGAATTCTTGTTGAAACTATGTGGGCTGAAACATCTTCATCCACACTTACAATAGCCTCTGTAGCATTTTTTAAATTACTCCAAGGCTCAATATGTACATTTTCAGATTCAGTTTTATTACCTAATTGAGAATATATTTCTGAAACTTTAGACGTAATAACATTTTCATCTTTTCCAATAGTTTCTAATAAATCAATAACTTCAACTAAAGTATTTGTTAAAACACTCTGCTCATTTACAGTAAATCCTAATCCTTTAATAAATTCATTGTAAACTTGTCTAATTAAATCTTTAAACCTTTCCCAAATAGTTTTTTGAGAATTAAAGGACATTTCATTTAATCTTTGTTGAAATTCTTTTTTAGTAAGAACTTCAGCCATAAACTCTGTAGGGCTAGTAAATCCATATAGTCCAGTTTTATCTTCTACAGATAATGAAGAATCATCTAATTTTTTATTTCTAATTAATTCAATTTTCTTTTGATCCTCTTTTGAAAGCTTGTTGTAAGCTACCATAAATAAGGTATCAATATTTCTAAACTTCTCTCTTACTTTATCTGTAAGTAAAGGATGCTCTTCTTTTAATCTATAAGCTCTATAAGCATCTGCAGTAGGAATATGAACTAATTCGTGGATTAAAGTGTTTTCAATATCTTCATTAGATAATTTTCTTCCATAAAAATCCGCAATTCTTTTATGTTCTTTAGGATTAATAATAATAGTATCACCTTTTCTTTTCCCTTTAATTATATTTCCATTTTTATCTTTAAGATTATTATCTAAAATAACTTTAAACTTAGGAAATAAGTTTTCTTTAGTAAATAAGGGTATCAATGCTTTATATCTATCAGTTTCTAGCTGTGATAATGCAAAATCTAAGGCTTCTTTTCCTTCAGCATTAAACACATCTACATATTTAGAAGCTTTGATGTTTTCAAACTCTGTGTTTAATATTTCTCCTATTTCAATAGTAGTATCTATAGTAGGTGTTATTTTGGGTTTAACAACAGGTGTAATAGTTCCTTCTGGATTATTTTCAGGTATTGTTGATGTAACTTGTTCCCCATTAAAATTATATTCATTATATGCTGTAAAATTTTTACCAAATCCACCTTTTAAAGGAATAGGTTTATAAACTAATTTGTTACCGTTAGTCTCAACTTTTTTTAGTAATATCCATTTATTCTTACTTGTATCTCTTATTGAAATATAATCTACAAATACAACTTTGTTATTTTTAACAGTTTTAAGATGTGCTAGTCTATCATTTTCTGTATTAAAAGTTATACCTTCTTTAGCAATTTTGCCTATTTTCTCTACATTGTGTTTTCTTGCTAAATTAGGATTATGCTGAAAAAATTGTTCAATAAATATATTAGAGTCTATAATTCCATTTTCTCCTTTTAGTAATGTAGATATTTCTTCTAACCTTTTACCAAAATTAGTAGCACTTAAATAAGGAGTAGGAATATATTTAACAAACTGTAAGGCCTGTTGAATACCTCCTTGAGCATATGCATACTGTAATAACCTTTCAGCTAAATTTCTAGTTTCTTCATTAGCACTAGTAAACATATCAACAAAGTACTTTACTAGTTCTTGTTCATCAGTTCTTTCAGAAATAGCTGCATTAAAAGTAATTATATCAGGTAGTCCTTTAGAGTTGTTTACTTTGGTTTTAAGTTTTAAAGCAAATTTATTTACTTTACCTTCTTTAGTCTCTAAAAATTTATTTAGTTGTTTTGCTACACTATTTTCTCCATAAAACAAATCATTTCTATTTTCCGCTGTGGTATCAAGCTGAGGATCTGTAAATATGAAAGATTTAAGTGCTTCCCAAATATCTTTTCTCATTTCAATATCCACTCTATCTTTACCATTCTCAAGTTCAATTTCATTAATAATACCTTTTACCACTTCAGTATTATAAGGAAATATTTGAGATAAAATATTAACAGCATCACCAACATAAGATGCAATTTTACCACTCTGATTATCTCCAACTAATTCTTCTGCTCCACGTATTAGGCTTTTCTTACCTAATTTAAAAATTTGCTCTTGTCTTTGTGAAGCTTCCCAATATCCTTTACCTACTCCCTTACTTTCAGAAGATAATGCTGTAAATATTTCACCTAATTCTGTACCTATAGTATCTAAAGTTGTAAAATGTGCAAGTATTTCTAATTGATCCTGAATAAAAGTTTCACTAGAAGTTTCAGTTATTTCTAATAACTTTAATAACTCATTAGGACTATAAGATTTACCTATAGTTTGGTACTCAGGATTAATTAGTTTACTTTTAAACTGTTCCTTAACTCTCTCTATTGCTTCTTCTTTTCTATCTGGAACAAAGTCTGTATTTAAAGAGTCTGATAAATTTCTTAACTCTTTAACATAGGCTTGAATAATAGGCTGTCTTAAAAAGTAAGAATTATATCTTAAATCTAATGCTTTTCCTGATTCAGATTGAAGTATAGACATTGCAATTGAAGCATTAAATAACAAACTATGCAATCCATTCATATCTAATACAGGGGTTTTAGCATTATCTACTGCACCAGACTGTTGAATAATTAAGTTCCTAATTTTACTTCTAATTTCTCCATTAAAAGTAGAAGTTCCTGTACCAGATAGTTTATTAAGAGTTATAACATTTCCTTTATCATCTTTAAATCCTATAAAGTCAAATGGTTGTTCTTCTTTTTTAACTATAGTACCTAATCTAATGTCATAGTCCTCTATCATGGCAAGACCTACTACAGCTCTTGAAAATATAGCAACACCTTTCTTACCAGCTTGTTGTATCTCAAAATCTTCAAGTTGCCTCTGTCTTGAAAGAAATAGTTTAGGTTCTTTTATTTTAGCACCTTTCTTACCAGTAATTTCTAAATCTTTAGCATCAAGAGGCTCAGTCATTAACTTCATAACTTTTGGATTACTAAGAACATTTAAATGTATTCCAATATAAGCATTTTGTAAAATGGCTCTTTTAAAAAATTTTCTACTAGGCACATTAATATCTTCATATGTCAATCCTAGTTCTTTTAGAACATCTTTTTTAACGCTTACTTCATCAACAGTTTCTACATTTTCTTCTTGGAATAATTTACTTATAAAATCAATACCCTCTTGAATTTCTTTTTTACTTTCTTTTACATAATAAGTATATTTCTGTAAATTATTGATTTTAGTAGGAAAGTTTTTACTTACCCATTTGTTTAGTTTATCTACATCTACATCTCCTTCTACTGTTACAAATTCAGGTATCTTAACTAATTTACCGTCATCATTAACAACGTGGTTAAATATATAGGTATAGAGTTTATCCACATCAAAGTCAGAACCCATCTGTTTAGTTATCTCACCAGGAACTAAAACTAAATCCCCCATATTCTTAGGTAGAAATCCTACTATCTGAATACTTAGTTGAGAACTATGTCCTTGATTAGGAATACGAAATCCTACAATATTAAGAAGTTCTTTATCTATCTTAGATATATCAAGCATGCTAGTATCAGGAATTAAAAACTTTTCCATTTCTGCTTGATATTTCCAGGGTAAAACTACTTGTGCTAGTTTGCCACTTTTACTATCTATAAAAGTTAACCCCTTCTGTGGATTGAAATCATTATCTGTACCCTTAATCCAAACTATACCATTTTTATCTTTAGAAGTAAGTTCTTCTAAAGTTTTAACATTGTTTCTTAGTCCTGATGAACTTCCTTGTACAAGAGATTTACCATTAATTTTTTGTTTAATAACTTTATTGAACATAGAAGTTATCAATGTCTCTATTCTTTCAGCACTATTATTAAATCCTAAAGGAACAACCACATTACCATCTACAATGTTCAATGACATTACATCATTAATATTCCACTTTCTATCTATTGCTTCTTCACGAATCCCTTCAAGGAATTTATTCATGTCAGCAACATAGGGTTTATTATCATCTGTAAGTTTAACTCCAATCTTAGTGAATAATTCTTCTCTAGACATATCCATAAGATTAGACCTAATCTTTTCTTTAAGTTTCTTTAAATCTTTTCCTTTAACATTCTTACCATTATACTCAAAATCTACATTAGCTAACCCTTGTAATAATAGCCTATCTGCCTGGCTAACTACTGTAATATTATGTTTAGTGTCATCATAAGGAACATCTTGCTGAATACTAAATCCTTTTCTACTTAAAAGGCTCTGAGTTTTTTTAAAGTCTAGGCCATCTTTGACATTTCCTTCTTTATCAAATACTTCAACAATATTTCTAGCACCTGTTTTAGTAGCAGAAACAAAAGCTATTCTATCTGTTCCGCTACTCTCCATTGCTCTGCGAACTTTATCTAAATCTGTATCCTTAGTAAATTGGGGAATAAGTGGAAATGATGAAGACTTTATATAATAAGTATGCTCATGCCCATCAATATCTTCTCTTACAATTTGTACAGGTTTATCAGGCCCCATAATGAATTCTAACTCTTCTCCGTCTAATTCATAATAACCATCTTTAGCATTATCTATTTTATTCATTATGCTGATGAAAATAGCATCAGGAATTCTACCATGGTTCATTATAGCAGTTATTTTTTCTTTAACTGTGGTGTATTCCTGAGCATCTGTTCTATCTAACTTACCAGTGTAAGCTTCAAGACTTTGCAAATATCCATCAGTTAATGAGCCGTGTCCATCATCTTTTACAAACTGCACTGTATAATGAGTATTACCTCTCCATACCTTATTTCCATCTCTAATTTCCCACTCTGTTGTTCCTAATTCACCTGGAGCAGCATCTTTAGCCTCTCTCTTTTGGTATTCTTTAAGAGTATTTTCAACTTTTTCTCTAGGACTTAATTTGTTCCATTTAGTATTATAATATAATGCAGGATCTCCTTGCACTATTTGCAGCATATTAGCATTAAAAATAAAGTTATTTATTTCTAAGTCTGCTGCTGCAAATGCTGCCAAGTTTAGTCCTTTATAACTACTTATGTGTTCTTTTACATATGATAAATTAAATTGATGTTCTAATTTACCTTTTGAATCTAGTTTAGTTGTTCCATCATTTTGCCATTGAGTTATAGTATTATTTACAACATCTACTATACTATTCATAGCACTATCAATAAGAGCCTCTAGTTGTTTACCTACTAAAAAGGTAGGATCTACTACACCATCCTTCCAAATAATATCATTTAGTTCTGGAAATAGATAGAAATATTGTGAGCCATAAAAATATTGTTCACCAACATTTCTTTTATATTCTTCTAAAGTACCATTCTCAGTATGCTCTTTAATCTTACCATATATTTCTCTAATACGAGCAGCCTCAGCTTTAACTATATTTCCTACTTCATTTCTAACTTGAAATGGTAAAGCCTCTTTAGTTATAGTACCATCTTTCTGAACACCTGAAGTTAATAGATTAAATTTAAATTTGGGGGCTTCAATAATAGGACTTCTAGTTTTATCTGACATT